CGTAGCGGCATTGTTCGCGGCAGTTGTGGCAGCAGCGACGCGGGTGTCGGTTTCGGCTTTGGTGTACGCGTCCACATCAGCGGCGGTGAGGCTAATGTCTGCCGTCAGTGCTTTGCTGTTCACTTTGCGGCCAGACGGCACACGACCATTGGCGTTATCATTTGCCGCTTTCACCGCTTTTGGGGTTGCGGCCAGCAGCTCACTGTCGCTGTTCGTCGCGTTGCTCAGTTGCACGAATCCCTTTGCGTTTAACGTGCCGTCTGGGTGTTTGCGGCTTTTTTCATGTGCATTGATAGCGTCATCAACATAGCCCCGCGTTGCTAGCACGACAGCCGGATCGATTTTCAGCGTCACAGCATCGGTACTGCTGACAATCAGGATCATGCGCACGGTCTGGATGCGTCCGCTACCTTCCTGTAGCTGCGGCTTGTACGTCTCAGGGCAGTTGGCGATAGCAATCAAATTGCCGTCATCGTCAAACAGGCCGATTTCACGTATCCACCATCCTCCCTCGGTTTCTGGGATCACTTGCTCGGCAATAATCTGACTAGGGTTTTTCGGGTCAACACTTAGGGTATTGAGCGCTGCCCGTCGTTTTTCACTAATCAGTGTGGTTTGTGCTGGGTTCGGTGTCGGCAGTGTGCCACCGCCATCCCCGACAGCCATTTTGGTGATGCTCAGGCGGTTACCCAGCGCGGTAGCGTTAGCCAATTTGGCGGCGCCGATGTTGGTTAACAGGGCAAAATAGGTTGCACTCATGCGGTTACGCTCACGTTGTCGATTAAATGAAGTGCTGCCCCAGTCACATCCAGACCGGACACAGTAATGGTTTCAGGAAAATAGGGGTAAATGGTCAGGTCATCGCCGCTGTATGTTGTAGCGGCAACGTAGGCCGCGCCTGGCGTGTCAAGGTTGATATTCAGCCCCAACAGGTGACGGGACGCGGGTTTGGCGTCGGCTATCAGCCGCTCCAGCTCGTTAAATACCTCTTCGGTAATGCCGCTATCCTGCACGCCAATGTCCAGGCGAAACGTGCCAGGCTCTCCGCCGTTCTGAAACCATTCACTGATACGGATCAGGTAACCAAACGGCTCCACCACACGCCGCAGCGCACCAATCGTGCCTTTATGACGATGGATAAAGTAGGCATCTTTTATCGCCTGGCGCTTAATGACTTCCGGCCATTTTTCATCCCAGCGATCAACTGAGAATGCCCATGCCAGATAGGGCAGCAGGTTTGACGGGCAACTTTCCGGATCACATAACTGACGTAACGGAATCGGCGTGCGGGACAATTCCGCGCAGGCTTTGGCTGCGGCAATTTCCAACTCAGATGAACCAACGGGTAACAAGCTGTTATTCATCGGAACCCCCGATATTTAACGTCCAGTTAGCGCAGTAGGATGCCTGGCTTTTATCCAGCACGATATCTGCGGCAGGGCTTTCCAAATCAACGCGTTGTACGCCCTCAACATGGAGTGCGGCAAAGATGGCAGAGCGGCGAATATCACGGCCTAACCGATGCTGCGCAGTGATATACGCCTGTAATCGGGTTTCTGCTGCAATTCTGATAGGCTCAGCCTCTGGCCCTGGATAGACGTACAACGCCGCGGCAATTTCATAAGGGATGATTTCTGCGGATTGAACGGTTACACGATCTGCAACCGGCCGCACATTCTCGGCGTTCAGTGCAGCAGCAACGGCTTGCAATAATTCATCACTGGCGCTGCCATTTCCTTCACGCGACAGCACGGTTACCGTGACGGCGGCAGGGCTGGGGCTAACTGCGCTGGCGTCAGCGACTCGACCATCGGCACTACGTGCGTGAAATTCATAGGCCGCGGTTGGCCCCGCAACACTCAGCCCCTCAAATGCCTGTTGCGCGCGTGTACGCAGATCGGCGTCAGACTCCATGACCGCCGCAATTGCAGGGATCGCCGTTGTATCTTCTGCGGTGACAACCAAACGCTGCACGTTAACGTTGGCAGCAAGCTGATCAAGATCGGTTCCTGCTGCGTAGGCCAGCATGGTGGCGCTGGCCGCTTCGTTAACCCGCTGACGCAATAACAACTCATGATAGACAGACAGTTGCAGCAACTTGGTTAACGGTTCGGATTCCAGCGTCAGCGTGCGCGTGATGGCATCACGTTGCTCGACTGGAAACAGAGCGATAAACATCGCCTTGCGTTCCGCATACAACGTTTCGTAGTCCAGTGTTTCAACGACATCAGGCGCAGGCAGCAGGGATAAATCAATCAATCCGCTCATCGTGCCCCCTGTAGTGAAATCGTAGAACTAAACACCGCCAGATTATCCGTGCGCTGTGCCTGAAGCGTGACGGCAGCGAGTCCGGCACCACGGGTTTCCAGCGTAATTTTTGTTGGTGTAATGCGAGGCTCCCAGCGCATTAATGCGCTGTAGATGGCTGACATTATCTTTAGCTTTATTGCGGGCTCTTGAGGCTCGTCAATCAGAGAAAAAAGCTGTGATCCGTAACTGCGCCGCATCACTCTGCTACCGACAGGGGTGATTAAAATATCGCGTACTGACTGGCTAATGTGCTCATCATCAGTAATCGCGCGACCAGTACTGGCATTCATGCCGATGTATTTTTCATTGCTCATTGCGGGCCGTCCGTTTGGCTACCACCGCGCTGTACGCCGCCGTGAGTGTGACTGTCTACGACCACGCCGTTTGATGACATTTGGCCGCCAGTGTGGGTGATATCGCCCTGCATCGTGCCGCCTTTTTCTACGCTGAGCGTTTGAGTGCTGAGATGCTGGGTGCAAATTACTTTCGGGGTGTCCAGCGTGATAGATTCAGCCGCTTCCACGATCACATTTTTGACGCCTTTAACGGTCATCGTTGAGGTGTTGGCATCATACGTTTCGCTTGCACCATCGGGATAATCAGTGGTGTATACCTTTGGTGTGCTGCTGGGCGCACTGTGCTGGTTGGAATAAAGGCTTAATACGATCACAGCCGTTTCCAGATCGCCGCCTGGTGAAGCCATAAGAACCTGCTCACCTACTGACAGCGGCCACCACGTTTTGGCATCACCCGCACGCTGCACACACCAACGTATCCATCCCGTGGTATTCCCGCCGGTTTCCACGCGCGCCAAATGACGAACGTGATCGACGTCAACAACCGTACCGATACGGATCAGGTTATTCAGGAGACGGTCAAACTCATTGGATGTCATGGCTGGCGCTCGGTAATTAATTCATAGCGCCAGTTTCATGTGTCGCGCGCGGGCGTACAACGAAAGGGGGTTGTAGGGGGTCGGTAACAACTAATCGGGCTGAATGAAGTCCGTAATTTCACTGGCCACCCAGTCCAGATCAGAGGGCGTTAAGCCCAGTAACTCACGAATGGGGTAACGCACGGACGAGCGCCCTATTTTGTCAGTCTCGCCGAACTGGTGAGCATGGGCGATGCGGGCTGCATGACCACTGAAACCAACAGCCGCGCTATTAGGTGACGTGTCGATACGTAAAAAACGGACGGTACGCAACTTGCGGAACATCTTTTCTTTACGTGCCGGCGCGGTGGATACGCTACTGACGTTAATACTGAGATAGTGATCGATATCAGCACGCAGGAACGAGCGCAAACCACCGCGCCCAACATCAAAGCCGGTAATCATTCGTTCACCGCTGCGGCCTTTGCTGCTGTGCCAGTTACGCAGCTCTCGCGCCTCACCTTTCCACAGAAACCGGACGCCGCCTTGTGTGCGGCGCGTTTTCTTTTTGCGCCCTTCGTAAGACGAACCATCAGGATTCTTTTGCTGTGCAATCCGTTGCTGCTGACGCTTACGCAGCCCCGTTGCAATCTGTCGTGATAAGCGACGCCGTTGATTCGCGGCCAGGTGTTCGACAACAGATTGCAGATAACCATCTAGCTCCTGAAACATTGCATCGTTCTGGCTCATTGCTAACCTGCCGTCGAGTCATGAGAAGTTTTGTTTACTGCATAACCATTTGTCAGCAGTGACCATCCGTCCATACCTTCCATCGGATCGGGAGGCGGATCAGCGCGATGACGAATATTGATTTCCCCAGTTTCAATGCAGGGGGTGACGATCACCGCCTCATCGGCCTGAATGCGGATCAATAAATCGGCAGTGCTGTTACTCAGCAAATCAGCGTCGAACGTAATACCCGTTTTACGCCGTTCTGGGTTGAGTAATAAATCTGGCTGATAGATTCGCGCCCACATCAGTATTGGCACCATCAGCGTATCGATGGAGTGCGGGTAGTCCATTGCCAGCACTTCCAGCGTGTAACGGTATTCAAAAGAGGCATAACGCCCACCGGTACTGATTGCATTCCCCTTCTGTACATAGACGACAAGTTGATCGGGGTTTTCCCGCAACCACAGCACCTGTTCGCTAATGGTTTTTCTCAGCAGTTCCGCTTTTAGCATGTTGTCGCTCTCTCTGTTGTTCAGCCTGGCGAATTAGCGCTTTATCGTGGTTGGCACTTTCCAGCGCAGCCAGCAGCAAGCTATTCCAGTTAACAGACTGGCCGTAGGTCAGACGGTTATTGACTATCGCGCCCTGCGGCAGCGGTATTACTGTCGGTGCGGTTAGGTTCGCTGGCAGAGGAACGCAAACTATCGGCACGTAAACGGTTCGCGTAGTCGAGCAACGGCACAGCAGCGCCATCAGGCACAAACTCATCAGCACAGACTTGACCGGCCAATGCCTGATTAATCGTCTGACTACGTGTATCGGCATCTTGTTGTATCTGGCGTTTACCATGTTCAGCCTCGCGTGACAGCGTGTTGAATATCTGGAAGGTACGTTGCTGATTGCTGATAACGCGCTCGGTGCTATCTCGTTCTGCGAGTAATACAGCATTGTTTTCCGACAGTGTGGCGATGCGTCGATGCTGTAATACGCCGATGATTGCCAGGCATAACAACGACACACCGATAATCAAACGCCAGTTCATACCGGATAGTTCCGCTGGGATAGCTGAAAGTGCGGGCCGTCTTTAAAGGTTTTCCAGTCACCTCCCCATTCAAGTGTTACGCCTAACTCATCCGCAGCCCGTTTCATTGCCTCAGCTAATGGGTAAAAATATTTCCAGTCCCAACTTACCTTTCCATCAGGCAGCGGCACGATATCGATCGCATGCCCAGTAAGATGACGGCTGTTCATTGTGGTACTCGCGCCTCTGTTAACCAACTGCTGCTGGCGTTCTTTGGTTCGCAGCCCCTCAATGACACGAAAATCGATTGTTGTTAGCACCAATGCTCGGCGTGCAACCCGTACTAAATCGCAATGAACGCCAATAAGGTTTTTTTCGCTAACAGAACCAAATATAAACATGATCAGCTACTCCCCGTTTTACGCTTTAACATGCCTACGGCGATCCCACGCAACTGATCTGTGCCAATAAATCCGACCATTCCACCTAAGAACGGCGTCAAGCTGACAGGCAAGCCGAAATAATCCAGTAGGCCAGAAATGGTTAATGCCAACGCCCCGCAAATGACGCCCTCAGCCCATTTGTTCTTACGCTCACCACCGTCATAAATCAGGCGAGCATAGGCAATAAGCCCCGCCAATAAGGCAGCGTAAATCGTGGGCCATGCGGACTTAAGTCCGGCCAATACTGACGCCCATACATCAGGATCTTTATCACTCATTCTCATTGTCCGTTACCCTCATTCGGGTGTTAATGTTCAGTCCCATAGCTGTATGATTTCCTGTTGTGTTGCCGCAGCGACATCAGGCAGCGTGACCAGCAGGCCAGCCGGTAACAATGGCCCACGCTCACACAATCCCGGATTGGCCGCGTAAACCCCTTCGGTTACGCCGTCTGTTCTGCCGTAATAGCGCCAGCACAGTAGATCGACAGTGTCATTTTGCTGCGCACGAACCTCCATCAGACCAACTCAGCCAGACCACGATTAACGCCGAGGATGTCGCGTATTGCCCAGCGGCCGTCGCGCCACAGCGTGTCAATCTGTGAACTCAACGCCTCTGCGTGTTTTTCCCCTTCGCGCGTGGTGTCGATATCACGGTAGCCCTCGATCAATAACGCTTTGGTGATGGAGTACACCGCACGGCGATAGCGCCAAACCAAAACGGACTCGCCATTGATCTCGTCGATTTCGTCAGTGCTATCGGGTTTAACCTCTGGCAGAACGGCAAAACCACGTTGCTCCTGAGTGTTTCGCCAGTCGGCCAACTGGCCGTTAACATGTGCTACCGCTTCGATGGCCTTATCCATCAGGCGATCCGTTGTCACTTGCCCGTCAAGACGCATCGCGCGACGCAGAGCGGACAGGACAATCACTGGCCAAAATGCATGGCTCGTCACTTTCGCATCACCATCGTTGATGGTGTCCTGCGTGGCCGGCCCTACCGGCTCTGTGGCAATCAGGCTCATGGCATTACCTCAAAAGACAGGCGGTGGACGACGCAACACGACACAATAAATTGCCCGTCTTACGCCGTGCCGCCTGGTGCGCGGGGGCACGTTTGGTTACGACGCGCTTTTTTTGGCGCGTGGTGTCGTAGTTCGTGATGCTTTCGCCGCCGTCGATTTACGCGGCGCTTTCGTTGCTTTGGCTGCGGGTTTGTCGGCTGGCTTATCCGCAGGCGGTGGCGCATCAGTGTTTTCTTCCTCTGGCTCAGTTGCTTTCTTGAGCGCCCGCCCCAGTAGCTCGATGTCGCGTTTAACCCCGATGCCATCAAACAGCGTGACAGCGCGTTGCAACCAGTCGCGCGCGGCGCCCAGCTCGTTGGTATCCAAACGCAGGGTGTAGCCCAACGTCTTGTAAAGTTTGGCGCGCACCTGATCAGGCATGTCTTCGCTAGCGGTAAGCCGTTCCAATTGCAACAGCAGGTCAGCAGCCAGAGGCGCAACGCTAACATCGGCTTTAAACGCTGCCAGTGCGGGATCGCAAATCTCATCAACCAGCGCAGTGGCAACCGTGCGGGTGTACTGGTCGGGCATCGGCAGGCGATGGCGCAGTACATAATCAGCAATACGCAGCGCATCACCCACCAATCCAGCATCAATCGACCAGATCATGATTGTGGTCAGCACTTCATCAGCGTGGCCGCTATCTGCCGCCAATACGCCATTAACCCAGCCCTGATAGTCGGGTAGCAGTTCGCGCTTTAGTTCGGCCTTTGTCGTGGCAGACTGCACCTGGCTTAAACGGGATTTATCCATCCTCAGCCGATGCAATTGCTGTTCGTAGGCGGTGCGCTCAACGTCACCGCCGTTTGATTTGCCGTGGCGCTGGGCCATGACAGTTTGAAAATGTCGCTGCGCAGGTGTCAGCATGATGCCCCCTTGATGCAGGCCGCGTGTTATCCGGCCTGCTTGCCGTTGAAATTAGCCTTGCGTCGGTGCTGCCGCGGCAAACGTAATGCCTTCAATCAGGCATCCGGTGCCGTAGTCTTCAATGACATAGGCGTCATTGGATGACTCATAGGTCGCCACACGGTTAAATTCCATCTCATCCCGCACGGCGCGGCGCTGCTTGCCATCCTGGAAGTAGATTGACAGGTTACTGAATGGGGTAATGAACATGCTGCCATCAGGGAAGAACGGCGCAATGAAGGTCGGCAGGTTGCCGATAGCTTTACGCGATACCAGCAGTTGGCCGGCCAGTGCTTCCGAATTCGGATTGGTAGTATTGATGGCGTTAATAAGCGGATATTCTTTGCTGACCATGATCTGACGACCACAGATGACCACTAAGTCTTGCGACGATTTAAACCACTCATCCAACAGTGAATTGGTAGCGTCATAGACCACGGCGTCAAGGTTGCCGTAATCGCCTTTCGCGATGACTTTGTTTTCATCATCACGACTGGTGACGGTGATGTTTTTCATCACGCGTTGTGATGCATGGAGACGGTATTTTTCCAGCCAGCCGATATTCACATCCTGCAACAGTGGGTTGTTTGCCAGGTCGGATTTAGCGGCACGCGACGTACCGTTAAAACCAATCATGATACGGTCGAGCGCTTTACGCTTGATGATCTGATTGCTAATGCGCTGCTGGAAGTCGGGGAACTTGGCCCACACATCCAACTGTGGATAGCTGATAAACGTATCCGTATTGGTTTGCTCACAGCGGTATTTATCATCATCCAGCGTGTGAACCGATTTCGGTTCACGACGTTCCGTACTTGACGTGCTTGAACTGGAAACCGGACCACTGATACCGAGTCCCAGCTTTTGACCTTCCTGTTCAGATACGCCAGTGATGTTAATTTTTTGCAGCAATTCACTGGATTGCTGGATTTTATCTTCCAGCTTCTGTTGTACCGACGGTGCAATGCTGAATTGCGTCGTGACATGTGCTGGCTGGATGCCGTTTAACTCAGCCTGCCGATTAATATAAGCGTCAAACAAAACGCGTGTTTCATTTTGCATGTTAGGTTCCTGCGATAGTCGATTTAAAGGGTGATTAGCAGTCAGCTAACACGATGCCGGATTGCGGATTGCCGCCGGAGGCAGGCGGGCGCTGGCTAAAGTTGCCATCCTGTCCGGCAAGCTGTTCTTTCAGATCGGTTAATGACTTATTCAGCGCTTCCACGTTGCCCTTCAGCTCGGTGTTTTGCTTTTGCAACGCACTGAATGTTTCGGTTTTATCCAGCAAATCACGCTGACTTTGAGCGATAAGCTCAACGGCCTGTTTCAGCTCGCCATTTTCTTTACTGAATCGTTGCTGACTGCCGGTTAGCAGCTCGGTGATGCGGGAAAAGAAGTTTCGGCCAGCGTCGCCCACTGGCGCATCGTCTTCAAATTCCAGCGTGATCGGCGTATCAGCGGCCGTGAAGAAACATTCAGGGCTGGTTTTTCGCCCGTCCAACGGGCCTTTTCCGCCGCACTTGGCGTTAAATTCCAGAATGCCGACACCCAGACTGGCCGGATCATCCGTCATTCCCAGGCCCATCAAATAGGCCTCGCCTGTGTCAGCAAAAGAAGGGTGAATTTCAACGCTGGGGTAAATCTTCTGGCGTTTTTTGTTCAATGCGACCATTTCATCAGTGGCATCAATCTTGATTTGTAGCGCCAACTTGCCTTTAAGCGGCCCGTCCTGAATCTCAAACTCGCTCACTTCTTCTACGTCGCCATATGCACGAAAATCACTGGTTGGTGAGTAACCGCGAATGTGTTCAAGGTTCACGCGAGCACCGCGCACCTGTTTGTTGAAGTTTTTCGCCATTTGCGAAATGTGCGCACGTTCAAGGGTACGGCCGTCGCAGGTCGCGCCTTCAACAGCGGCAAGAAACGGTTTTGAAATCGGCATGGTAATGCTCCGGTGATAACAGGGTGTCTGTCTGATACCCCTATCATCGCCACGCTTCACCGCAGGCGCTATCGGTGCGGGTTGTTGCGGAACCACGACAACGGGAGCCGATATTTTGCCGCGCGCGGGCGCGATAGCCTGTATGTATGAATCTACTTCTCGATATCCGCACAGAAGCCAAAAGCCTTTACTGGCAGGCCTATAGCATTCCTCAAATCGCGCAGCGGCTGGGGGTGAGCAACAACACGCTCTATTCATGGCGGCGCAGGGATAAATGGGACGACAGCACGCCGATCCAGCGGGCGCAGGAGCGCACAGAAGTACGCTATTTACGGCTGATAGAGAAAGAAGACCTCACGCCGCATGACTTTAAAACCATCGACCTGTTAGGCCGTCAGATGGCGCGTTTCTCACGCGATGAACGAAAGGACCAGGAAAAGGAGACACGGAAGAAAGCGCCGAAGAACCATTTTACGGACGAACAGATCGCAGAGTTGCGCGCCCTGGTACTTGAATCACTCTACGAACACCAAAAGCGCTGGTACAAAAAACGCAAGCAGCGTAACCGCGCGATACTGAAAAGCCGCCAGATAGGTGCCAGTTGGTATTTTGCGCGTGAAGCGCTGTTAGATGCACTGGAAACCGGCACTAACCAAATCTTTCTGTCGGCCAGTCGGGCGCAGGCTTATCAGTTCAAACGGTTTATTCAACTACTGGCATCCAGTATCGGTGTGGAGCTGAAAGGCGGTGACGCGATTGTGCTGTCGAACGGCGCAACGCTGTACTTCCTCGGTACGTCAGCGGCAACCGCACAGAGTTACACCGGCAATCTGTACTTTGATGAATTCTTTTGGGTTAGCAACTTTCTTAACCTGCGTAAAGTCGCGGCGGGGATGGCGACGCAAAAAGGGTTGCGCCGCACGTACTTTTCCACGCCATCCAGTGAAGAACATGAAGCCTACACGTTCTGGACAGGGGATTTCTTTAACAAAAGCCGCCCTAAAGCGGAACGGGTAGAAATCGATGTCACCCACAAGGTTCTAAAGAAAGGGCTGTTGTGCGGTGACAATATCTGGCGGCAGATCGTCACTATTCATGACACGTTAGAACAAGGTTTTGACCTGGTTGATCTGGATGAAATTAAATCTGAAAACAGCCCCGACGATTTTGAAAATCTCTACGCGTGCCGCTTTGTCAGCGTCGGTGAGCGTGCCTTTGACTATACCGCGCTGATTAACTGCGGTGTGGATGGCTACAACGATGATGTCTGGCCGGACTGGCGACCCTACACGCAGCGGCCGCTAGGTAACCGCCCCGTATGGATAGGCTATGATCCGAGCGGTGACAGCGGTACAGGTGACAGTGCCGGTCTATCCATCGTATCCCCGCCCGCCGTTCCTGGCGGCAAGTTCCGTGTGATTGAGGTACGACAGTTACGCGGCATGACATTCGAAAAACAGGCTGAAGTCATCAAGGAGCTGACACACCAATACAACGTGCAGTTTATCGGTATTGATAGCACTGGCAACGGCAGCGCTGTGCATCAGCTTGTCGTCAAATTTTTCCCCGCCGCCGTGAAATATCAATACTCGCCCAGCGTGAAACGTGAACTCGTACTGAAAGCCCAAATGCTGATCCGCGCGGGGCGTTTTGAGTATGACGCGGGGATGATGGAGCTGGCCCGTTCCTTCATGACGGTACGGAAATTTGTTACGCAGGGCGGCATGACGTCGTATGCATCAGACAGAACAAAAGGTAGCAGCCACGGCGACATTGCCTGGGCAACCATGCACGCGTTACACAATGAACCAATCGGCAGCGAGTCGGGCGGTAATGATGGATTTGTTGAGGAATTTTAACCATGTCACGTAAGAAACAGTACTCGCGCACGGCCAATCTACGAGCCCCAGTCGCACAGGCACCCGTAACAGGGGAATTGACCCAACAGCCGATTGAGTCGCTACAGTCTTTTTCGTTTGGCGACGCACAGCCCATCATGGACAGACGCGACCTGTTGGACTGCATGGAGTGCGCCAGAAACGGCCGTTGGTATGAGCCACCGATCAGCACCTACGGTCTGGCGCGAATGTTTGACGTTGCCGTGCATCATCAGTCACCAATACTGTTCAAACGCAATGTCATCATGTCCTGCTACGAGCCGCACCCGCTGTTATCGCGGCAGGATGCCAGCGCCTTTGTACTCGACTGGTTGGTATTCGGTAATGCCTATTTGGAACTGAGAAGGAACCGCATCGGCCAACCGCTGAAGCTAAAGCACACCCACGCCAAGTACACCCGACGCGGGGAGGATCTGGATCAGTACTGGTTTGTGACGTACTACGCCAACGATCACGAATTCGAGCCAGGCAGCATGTTCCACGTTAAAAGCCCCAGCATTCACCAAGAGATATACGGCACACCGGAATATATGGCGGTGATCCAATCAGCGATGCTGAACGGTGAAGCCACGTTGTTCCGGCGTAATTACTACATCAACGGTAGCCATGCAGGGGTGATCGTCTACCTCACGGATCCCATCACCAACAATGCTGACGTCGAACAACTGAAGAAGTCACTGAAAGATGCACGCGGTGGCGGGGCATTTAAGAACCTGTTTGTTTACGCGGCAGGCGGGAAGAAAGACGGCCTGCAAATCCTGCCGTTCAGCCAGATTGCGGCCAAAGATGAGTTTACCGGCATCAAGGATGCAACCCGTGACGATATGTTAGCCGCGCACCGTGTACCGCCTAACTTAATGGGGATTATGCCGAACAATGCAGGGGGATTTGGTGACGTGGAAAAAGCCGCTAAGGTGTTCGCCATCAACGAACTCATGCCGATAATGGAAAGCCTGAAAGAGCTTAACGACTGGTTAGGGATCGAGGTACTTCGGTTCAAGCCTTATGCTCTGGCCGAAGGTGCAATGTAACCGAGAAAGTCATTCAAAACCACTCAACTAGCTATCAAACAGCAGACCGGACAGCCGCAAGGTTGCCCGGTTTTTTCATGTCTGCGTAAAAGCGCCTGAATGCCATTTTGAGCATCGCAATAACCGAACGACGCCAAGATTGACCGAGATCGATACAGCGCAATAGCGACGTGATGAGGATGCAGCAGCATATGAACCAGCATACCCCTCTTATCCCCCTCAGCGCGCGAGGGTTCCCCCGCCACGCCCGCACACGAAAATAGTGCGTTTTTGTGCAGTTGTGCAGCAGGGACAAACCCGCGCCAGAACTGGCGCGGGTAGGGGGTAGTAGCATCAAAAAAATTGTGCATTGGTGTGCGGGGTTGTGCACACACAGAAGACATAACTTAGTGATTGGACTGATAATCAGTTATGGCAATTTCTATAATTTTTCCTATGCGCTCACTTGGAGACGTTAATTCTATGTATTTATTTAAAAGAGAAGGTTTTCTAAGTATGCTAACTAATTGATACAAATAGGGTAGTGGTGTTTCCCATATCGAATAGCCAGCGTCAAGTTCTACAATTTTTGCAAAAAAGTTTTTGATAGCGGAAATATTCTGATTAATGAATTCATCGATCTCAGAAAGATCTTTTATTTCAGTGAACTCTAATACGAAAATAGCCTTATCTATCTCATGCTGCTTATAGGGGAGGGTTACAAAGCCAGCATCTTCGGCTGCTTTTTGCAGTTGTACAGTTGCACCTTTCTTCTTACTAATATGCTCTTCTAAATCTAACTCTTTGATATGCATTTTATTTTATCCAGATAATAACGTTTTATATTTTGACGGCTTGAGCTTCCCCTTTTAGTAGAGGCTGCTTTTACCATTATCGATATGCATTTATTCGTAGTAAATCTGAAAATTTTAGCTTTGGAAGTGACAGTTTCTTAAATTTTCCTATTTGCTAACACTGCAATACGTTGCAGCAGTGCTGCCGCCCTATCCTGATATTCCGCGTCTTTTTTCTTACTCGTCGGCGTTCGATACAGACAACCATCAGAGCTGGCAACGTAGGAATAACCCGCGAGTGTTATCGCATTACCTGTTTCCAGCCGCCGCAACTCACCGGCGCTGATATCCCAGCCCATCGAGTGGGCGAAATCAGCAACGCTGGCGCGCCACTCGTCCGACCGTTTACTAACAGTCTGTTTTTCATTCTCTTTATAGGGCTGAGTTGTGGACGAGTGTTCTTTATGTCGCCGATCCGGCGGCTGCGATCTAAGGCGGTTGAGCAATCCACGCCGTTCCGTGTCGGTCATGTGCTCAAAGTCGGTAATTTCTGGCTCTGACGTACTGCCAATCTCTCTATCGGCGGGTTCGGAAATGCTTACTTTTTCGTCGCCCGTAGAGTTATTGACAGAACTCCAAGCGTCGCCGGTGGGCGACGTAACAGCTAAACCATTCCCAACGCTATCATTAGCGCCTGCGTCTGCGGCCTGTTTTTTGCGGATTTTCCACTTAACGAGACGGGTACAGATGCGCGATAGCTCACCCAGACGCGGGGAGAAAACGCCAAAGATTTTTTTCGGTGTCTCGCCGTAGTCGTTTTGCTCGTCAGCTTCCTCATACGCTATGCGCACGGTGTAAAGCTCACGCGGGATCAGCACGCCGCCTTGTTTCTCAATGTAAGTAGCGAAGCAGCCTGCGTCCGCAGAGGCCAGCACGGCATCCATTGCCGGATCGGCTAACTGAGAAGCGCCGCGCTTGAAGGTTCCGGCTTCTTTCTGTACTGCGGTAAGCTGATTCGCCAGCTTGCGCAGCTCGCGCCAGACAGTGACCGGCGGCAGGCCGAACGGCTGAAACTGCCGGATGTTATGTTGAGACGCCCAGGCCATCGCAAACTTTGCGGTTTCGCGCAGAGGCTTTCCGGTTTCACCGTCCAATTCTCCATCCAACGCGTAACCATCAATGTTTTTACTGATATATTTCGCGACGTATGCCGTAGCGCTGCCTTTCTTGGGATCAAGACGCTTCGCTTTAAAGCGTGCGCCGGTATTACGTCCCAGCTCGGCACGGTCTACAGCGATGAAGTATTCACGCAGAATTTCAGTGATTTCTTTCCGGTCTTCTGGCGGCATGAATAGCAATACGTGCCAGTGTGGCGTAGCGTCGTGGTGCGGCTCTGCGACACGAAAGCCATACGGGCGCAGGCCGCGCCGGTTCAGTTTCGACATGGCTTTAGCCCATGTCTTACATAGATAGCGCTGTCCCTGCCGGGGGGATGACGTATCCCATTTGGGATTTTGATGACCGCTCTGAATGGTGGCGTGATAGCGTGACGGGCAGGTGATAGTAAGAAAAACGCCCTCATCACTACGCGATATGGCAACCATTTCAACGCCTGCCATGCGTGTCATGAGTTCGTGACGGCGAATAACTGGATTGCTGACGCTGGCGTATACCATGTTTTCCAACGATGCGACGTTACCGTCTTCATCGACCAGCTCATGCGCCTTAAAGAATTCGCGGTTTTTCCGGCGTTGCTCCTGCCACTGATTCAGCGCATCAATACTGACGTAAGGCATCCGTTTTTTATGGATCACACCAATGGCGCGGAACTGGTTTTCTCGCCATTCGCAGCGCAAACGCCATAACTTACGCCCCCACCATTCGGGGCTTATGATGCGCAGAATGGCGGAGCAAATACGTTTTTTTGATTCGTTATCGCCAATGATCACGCCCCAGCATGGCGGCGTTACGCGTAGCGGTAGCATTTCACGGCCTAAATGCCAGAAAAGCGCCTGAATCTCGTCGTTGGTCATATCGGCGGGCAAGGTGTTGCCGCATTCGGTTTCAAACATTTCCGCGATGCTGGCCGCAATAGCATGACCGGCGTTGATCGCTTCATGTTTCGTAAACTCTGCTAAATGCTGCCAGCGTGCGCGCCAGTAGCTTGCCAGTTCTGACGTAAAACCATCGCGCACACCTTGCTTGGCACGCACAGCATCAAGACGCAGCAGGGCTTTTTTCACGGTTCCCATGAAAAAGGCGCTGACGTGTCTCACTTCGCGGTTCGCGCGCAGCCATTCTATTTTTTTCCTGTATGTATCACGGATAAAAAACGGCTGTTCCAGCAAGCGCCCCTCAACACCTTCCGGTGTTTCCATCCAGTTATGCAATGCCGCTTGATGCTCGTCCCTCTCAGCCTCAGCGAACTGGCGGCGCATCGTCAGTAACGTTGCATTAGGCTCGAAATAGTCCAGCCGCGCGACGGCCTGATCGAAATCAAGATCGGAGAAAGCGGCGCGCGATACCAGCCGCTTAAGATGCTGTTCGACGGCTGGGTGTGGCTTGATGGTATTTGTGGCAGAAGGGAGAAATGAGTCAGCGATCCCCTGTGGTATGGAGATCGCTGGACGTGGTGCATTCCACGGATAGGCCCACTGTTCAGAATATGCAACCATCAGAACGGCAACTCATCATCATCACAATCGATAACGTCATACCGCCATGTGACTGCACGCCCCGCCTTGAATTTGTACGCCTCTCTCGCCGTATCAAAGAAAAATTGATTATGGACAGAGTCTCCGCTATAGACATCGAAGGCTATAAAGCTAACAATCCAAAAATCGTGCATTTTCCAACGATCCAACACGCTCTCAACTACTGCATAAATCGTTGTATCTGCGCCACAACCCTCATCTACACCAATAACGATAGGGTTAGGCATTGCGCAATCTCCCTGCCTTCAGCACGCCGATCACTTCTTTTGCAGCACCGCGCGTGATTCCGTTTGCGCTGATAGATCGCTGAACCGCGACTTCATGAAACTGATAATGTTGGTAAATCTCGCGAGTGGCGGGAGTGTCGCTATTTGAGATAACGACAGGCACACCGCGTGAACGGTTTAGGTTCAGGAGCACCCCTGCCAAATCGTGGTGATGTTCGCGGGTAAATGCAGAATGGTGGTATTGCGTAAAATTGGCCGTATCGCTGGCTGGCAGGTAAGGCGGGTCGCAATAAATAACACTGTTTTCGTTTATCGCTTTCGCGGCCAGCACTTTTCGGAAGTCTTCCGCAATAAAGCAGGTTGTGGTGTCATTTGCTTTCTCTGCAAATAGCCTTATCTCTGCTTCTGGGAAATAAGGTTTTTTATAGTTCCCGAATGGGACATTAAAAAAACCAGCGTTGTTATATCGGCAAATACCGTTAAAGCAATGGCGATTCAGGTACAGGAATAAAGCAGCCTTTAACAGTCGCTCATCGTCATGTATAGCGTTGAATGTGTTTCGATTGCGATAATACTCAGCCGAGCCATTACCGTTTTTGAATAACTCTTTCGCAGTACTGATAAATGCCTGAGTAGCATTCTTAGCCATCTGATATGTATTAATCAGATCGGCGTTAATATCAGCCAGCACATAACGGGGAAAGTCGGTATTCAGGAAAACCGACGCGCCACCGACAAAGGGTTCAAACAGCCGGTCACCCTTTGGAAGAAGCGGCAACAAATTCGGCAGGACGCGGGTTTTACCCCCCGCCCATTTGATGAACGGGCGGATCATTTCGGCACCCTCGCGTTTATCACCTGCTCTAAGCGACAAAGTAGCGCCTTTTGCATATCGGCGGCTGAACGTGGCGCATTGGGCTGTTCTAAGCCAGCGAAGAAATCAGCAATCTCACTGAATATCAGATTGCTTAATGGCTCATGTAGATTTTTGCTGTACTCCCATTTGCCATCAGGGGAAATTAATGCACCGCCTGATCCCCCCGTTTCCTGATCACGAAAAACAGCGAGGCCAAGTGGGTGCATAATTTCCTGATTAATCCGGACTAATAGCCCTCGCTTACTTAATTCGTTCCAATCAATCCAGTCGCAGCCGCTTAATTGCTCCTGTTTATTACCGGCCAACCGAGACATAACCGCAGAAACCAACGCGACCTGGCTGATCGCATCATCCAGCGCGTTATGCTTAACTCCGATGGTTTCTGCCGTACCAAGAAAGGGGGTCATATTCATGATGGCGAACCCGACTTCCTTCATCGTTCTAACGTCAAGCTCATTCCAGTAATTCCACGGAACGTCAATATCCGTTCGCTCAAACGCTGTTTTCAGGATGGTGCAATCAAACGACGGGCTATTCGCCCACACATGCAATGTTCCTAGGCTTTCAGCGTGATCTGTCAGCCAGTCGCTAAATGCGCTGAGTGCGCCCCAAATCGGGGTAGCATCATCACTAATTAATTCGGCACGGGCGTCTGATGACTGACGCAACCACCACTTGATTGTGTCGCCGTCTGGTACAGCACCATTGAGCATGTCGTTTTCAAAATCGACACGGCAATAGAACTTTTCGCCCAGTTCGCCGGTTTGGGGGTTGAAGAACACCGCACCGATGGATCCGATTGGGGCATTAGCCTTTTTCCCCAGCGCTTCAATATCAATCATGACGTTGTTCATGCAATGATCTCCTGTGCTGAGTGCTCGAAGCGTTCTGCCTCTTTGCGCAGCAGCTCGATAACCTCTGCGGCGGAAAACTCTTTTTTCTGCGCGTGGATAGACAGCGCGGCCAGACGCAAGGAAAACCCTAAATGCTGGTCTTTTCTTTCTTCCTGGCGTGCCTTGTTCAGCAACTCAACAAGCGCGTTATCACTAGCCACTTGCATTTGTTTAACTTCTGCATTTCTCATCGTGATTTCCTTTTTTTAGGTAATAGAAAGCTCGGCGGATTTACGCCTTTAATTAATTTACGAAGTGGTTATTTGAAATTAAAAAACGCCGTATCTCTTATTTCGGCTGATTTCAATCAATCGTTTTTCAAACTCGCTTTTTAATTGAGAAATAAATTGTTTTTGTGCTTCTGATTCACCATCAAGAGACAATTCCCCGTTAGCTGTTTTTATTGAAAAACCGCGTTCACACATTTCGGGGATTATTCTTCCTAGCACATAGCACAACTGACTTTCAGTCATAACTGTTTCCTCTCTCGGCTTTGAATGACGCGGATAGTTTCGGCATCAGCCGTGATTACGCACCCATTCCGCCCAGGCGGCAGAAAACTCCGGCTGGCGTGTCATGCCTTCGCTGTACCACTGATTGCTGTGGATCTTAATGAACTGATACAACGGATAGTTAAGGTAATAAACCGCATCGCCCAGCGCCTCCAGTGACGACAAAACGCTAATTTTGCAATAGCTGTTATCATTACCACTCTCGCGTTGCGCGGGAGGCTGAGATAAAAAACTGTTCGCGGCATCATCAGCAGCTTGCAGCCATATTGCTGGGTTGTGATTAATTCCGTTCATAGTCATCACCGTTACGCAAAGGTATTTATTAACCGCACGAACCAACGGCGCTTTTTAGGCGCTAGCATACGGGGCTTTTTGCTCCACGGCGCAAAATAAGCCTGCGCGGGAGTAGGCTGGAAACGCTGGCCGTTTGGTAATTCCAGCCAGCCTTTATTTTCTTGCTGCGGTGATGGTGATTTTTCTTTTAATAAACGCGCTGTGCTAATCATGCTGAATTCCTCATGCCGTGCAGTTCGTTAATATAAGAAGTTGCTTGACCCAGCGCATCAAACATACCGAATGATTGATCGCCCTGACTTACGCGATAACGCGTTATTGGGTTAGTTGCTGTTCTGGGACAGCGAATAATAGAAAATCCGCGATAAACGCTGGTATGTTCGCTGACTTTAATTAATGCATGATCGATACCTAAAAATACCAGCCGATTTTTTTCCATGATTAAATTTCGCTATTGGTTATCGCATCCCGAAGCATGGCGATTAAATTAACCTCGACTTTCTCCATTCGCGCCTTTTTGGGACGAATGATAATCCTTCCGTCAGAAACCATTCCTTCGCAGGTACGCAATGGAATACCCGTCATTTCTGAATATGTTTTTAATGAAACATATGGGGTAGGGACGGTGATATTAATGTTTAATGCCTTAGCCATTTCACCACCTACTATCCTTGTGCGTTAAAAGATTCCAGCCCCCGCAGAAACACCAGACGGGCCATGCTTGAAAGTGAGCGACTTTCTTGTGCTGCCAATGCCGCTAACTTGTCGCGCTCATCGTCTGATAAGCGCATTGGGGTAGGGTTTTTGGACGCGATACCACGCGGTAAACGCGATCTCTGATCATGATTTTCTTGTGTCATAGTGATATGTTGTGATCCACTAAGTTCCTGTTCAACACAATCTAGTGAAGAAAACTTCCTATGTCAACTTCGAAAGAGGAATTTTTATTCCTTATTGGTGGGCGTTTGCGCGAAGAGCGGGAAACGATTGGTAAAAGTCAGAGTGCAATTGCTGAAGAATTAGGCACGACAACAAGGACTTGGGGAAAATACGAGCGTGGCGAAACTGCGCCTGATGGTGCAACGCTTGCTTTTCTTAGTGAAAATTACGGCATGGATACTTTGTATATCCTCACGGGAAAAAGAACCCCTGACCTTGGTGACATTTCTAATGACGAATTAGAGCTAATCAAAATCTATCGTGCTGCGCCACTGGCGATAAAAGCCGCTGCTTTAGCTGCATTGACGGCGGGTAGTTCTGCAACAGCAGGATCGATAAACGTAACGGGTAGCGGCCAGCGCGTAGCGGGCAGGGACTATCACGAAGGCAAGAAGTAGCGAAGCAGCAAGGATGTAATGGATGACCGTAGAGGCTCAAGGGGATAGTAATCGGGTCGCAGGACGTGATTATTACGAAAAAAATATCAATATTGCCGCCCCACAGACTAAAGAAGATTTGCGCCCGTTGGTTAGTGCACAGCGTTCCCAATTAAACCAACTGGTAAAAGATATTGCAGAAGCAGGGCGTGAAGAGGCTCGTTTTGTTTGGCGTCGCTTACATGCTGAACTCGGTGTGAATGGCATTGAAGAAATCACCATCAGCCAGTATTCCACGGCGCTAAGTTTCCTGAATGCGTTACATGATCGCAGTCGGGAAAAGGATGCCAATAAAAAATTAGTGTCCCAACTATTAAGAAGTACGCAGCAGAACGAATTACGTGAACAGCTTACGCGATTCTGTCACATCAATTTTGGTACAAGCCGGTTAATTGATTTAACCCGCCCCCAGCTTCAGCAAGCAATGAGATGGCTGGATGAACGGCAGGGCAGAACTACACCCAACGCATCATCCCCAAAAGTGCAGACGTGGCAGGATGTGGTAAATACCCTAAAAGCAGAACCACGGATCTTTGGCGCAGTACTTGCGGCGGGTATCGTGCTGGGAATGTTGTTGGCGCATTGATATCAGTTTCTCTAAGAATATAAATTTAAATAAATTGGTGATCAAATCATGACTGATGAAAATAATATTGAAATCTTTAACTACAAACGCAATAAAGAAAAATTACTCATTAATCTTATCAATATCATCGAAGGGATTAATAGCGATGGAAAATTTGATGATAAAGAGGTGCTTTTTCTTGATGTATGGTTAAAAGAATCAGAACTGATTAATAAGAATTACTGTGTAAAAATGCTTTCACATAGAATCGCTGATATTTTGGCTGACGGGGTAATTGAACCCCATGAGTTAAAATTTTTGAAAGCTGACTTAATTAAAGTGCAAAAAGATTTATCTGATTTACCTGAGCTGGATTTGTACTCAGAAGAGGCTGATAAACACTTGCTGGAAGGTTTATGCAAAGGAATGTTAGCCAATCATCAACTTAATGATTCAGAAGTGAAATACCTTAACTGGTGGTTAACCTCTAATGGCGCTCTTAAGGTCAATTACCCAGGCAAAGAGCTTTATGCATTGGTTAAGCGAATTCTTGATGATGGCATCATTACCCCTGAAGAACGGGAAGAGCTAAAACAGGCATTAATCGCTTTTACAGGTAGCGATATTGATAACGGGATTGTTGATGGATTATCAACCAGTTTACCAGTAGATGATATTGATAGCCTGAATCTCAATGGTGCAGTTGTTTGCCTAACGGGTGATTTCCTATATGGCAAAAGGTCTGTTTGTAAAGAAGCCATAGAATTAGCTGGTGGAAAGGTTGTTGATAACATCACTCTGAAATTGGACTACCTGATTATTGGCACCTTAAGTTGTAAACATTGGCGTTATCAGGCTCATGGCAGAAAAATAGAGAAAGCGATCGATTATCGAGATAACAGAGGCGCTGCGTTAAAAATCCTTAGTGAAGAACAATGGCAAAGTTACGCAGTTTAATACATTTAATTTATGAGGTTGGAAAATGAACGATGAAAATAACTCAGAAAAAGGTAATCCCTCTGGAAATAACAAAGTTGCAGAAACTATTAATGCTGTGACTGGGCTTACACAGTCAGTGTCTGTGTATCAGGATTTGATACAACCAGCAGCACAGGAGCTAGGTAAAGGTCTTGCTGTTATTGCCAAATCAATAAATTCCGCCCTTTTACCGTTACGTGTGATGGTGTGGAAAATTGATGATATAGAAAGAAAATTCATTCCTAAAGTTACTGAGAAATTAAAAGATACAAAGCCGGAAGATATTATTACACCTAAGGCTAATATAGCAGTTCCTTTAATTGAAGCATTGCGGTATAGCGGCGATGATGATTTTATAAGTGATGTTTTTGCTAATCTTTTGGCTTCAGCCATGGATAAAAATAAGGCTGATAACATTCACCCTAGCTTTGTGGAAATTATAAAACAACTTAGCTCTAATGAAGCAGTGATAATAAAATTAATTAATGATAAATACTCCATCCCTATAATTGATGTCAACGCAAAAATGAATGCCACGGGTGGGGAGGCACCTTTTATAAGAAATTATTCTTTAGTGGGAGTAGAGGCTGGAATTAATAGTCATCAAAAATTCTCTATGTATGTAGATAATCTGTGTAGGCTCGGGATATGTGAAATACCCAATGGTCTTTCTTATATGAAACAAGAACAATATGATGAGGTTTTAAAAGAAACACATGTGGCTGATATGATTAACAAAATCAACAGCACTTGTGACAGTCATGCAGTAATTTATAAAAAATGCTTTGGCCTAACAAGTTATGGTAAAGCGTTTACTAAAGTATGCATTGGTTAAAATTTAATTATACAACAGTCACTATGGGATAAGCTCTCCCTTTCCAACAAACGGCTTTATTAGTACCTTCTATTTTATGGGGAGGATGGTTTTTTATCTCTATTTAGTAGAACGATAAAGCCGTTACCACTTTTGACCTCATCAGCGGAGCTAAACCGATCCATCGTCAAAAGTGTGTTACGTCCGCATAATTGACTGATAGCAACAAATAAAAAAAGGCTAAAGCGATAAATACGCTGCTTTAGTGAAGGAGAACCGATAAAAATGAGCCTCATAAACGTCCTCAGGCTTTATCTTGATGATGACTGTAAAGATGATGTGATATCTCAGCTTAAAAGTCACGATATAGATGTCAGTTATACCGTGAATTACTCCGCCTCTAGCGCCGGATCTCTTATTGCAACCTTTCGTACTGCAACGGAAGCAGCAAAGAAAATTCTTGCTGTTTTAAAAAATTTATCGAAAAAAAGAGAGATCATATTTGTTGTGACTTTAGAAAATAACAAATCTATCAATCTGAATCTAAAGGATATTCCACACAATGAAGTTTTGGAAATTATTGATAAAGCAGAAGCAATAATTTCTCAGAAAAAGGAAGAGAGATAAACGCATGGCTGTAAGTAAACTCCCATCCGGCAAATGGCTTTGCCAGTGCTTCCCTTATGGCCGTGATGGTAAACGCATTCGCAAACAGTTTGCTACACGTGGCGAGGCGCTTTCTTATGAGCGCCGCCTTATGGCCGATAAAAAAGGCATTGATACCACAACCAGTAATATCACTCTGAAAGATTTGGTTCAGCGCTGGTATGACATGCACGGTAAAACACTATCCTCCGGTGATTCCCGCTACACGAAATTACTCGCCATCTGTGAACGTTTGGGTGATCCGTTTGCTATCGACGTTGATAAAAATATGTTTGCTGTGTACCGCGAACGACGGCTGAAAGGTGAATGGAATCCAAAGGGTAAAGCTGTTCTGAAAGAAGCGACGGTCAACCGTGAATACTCTTACCTGCGTGCGGTCTTTTCCGAGCTGAAAAGGATGGGGGAGTGGGATAAAGAAAATCCGCTAGATGGCATACGCCAATTCAAAGAAGGTGATCAGGAGCTGGCATTTCTCTATCCGGATGAGATAAAGCGCCTGCTGGCTGCGTGTGATGAATCAGATAATAAAGATTTGGGTATCATCGTTCGTCTGTGCCTGGCGACAGGTGCAAGATGGAGTGAGGCACAAGATTTAAAGCAATCTCAAATCTTGCCAAATCGCGTTACTTTCACCAGGACGAAAGGCAACAAGAATAGAACGGTGCCAATTTCTGAGAAGATGCGCAGCCTGCTGCCTAAAAAACGCGGGTCGCTTTTCACCCCAGCTTATGAGTCTTTCAAGTACGCCATTAAACGTGCAGGCATTGAACTACCGAGCGGGCAGCTTACCCACGTTTTACGTCACTCATTCGCATCACACTTCATGATGAACGGCGGAAACATTCTGGTACTGCAACAGATTTTAGGTCACAGCACTATCACCATGACGATGCGTTATGCCCACTTTGCACCAGATCATCTCGATGCGGCTGTTACCCTAAATCCGTTTGATTCATTAGAAATAGATAAGTAATCAGATCGCTGCCATTGTCAGATTTGATGGCAGCAAAAACGAGCGTAGCGCAATATTCCGTACAATTCCGTAATTGCAACTTGTTGATATCATTTAACCTATTGTTTTATTTAATGTGGTGTAACTTTTTAAAATCCCTCGGCGTTCGCGCTGTGCGGGTTCAAGTCCCGCCCCGGGCACCATTGATTTAAAAAGAATTAAAACAAGCACTTATGTGCAATGTCGTGAGCCGCCGTAAGGCGGTTTTTTTGTGCCTGAAATCCCTTTCCTAATATTCTTCCTAATATGATTTTTGCGTGTTTGGTAAATATGCAATTATCGTGAATTTTTATTCTGACCGCCGACAACTGGAACGATCGGTATTTTGCGGTCATATCGTGCTGTCTGGCTGATTGTCATGTGTCCCGATATTGCCTGTTTTTCTGCTAACGTCCCATCGAGATCTGAAACCCCTTTAGCCTTGAGATCGTGAAACGTGAAATCAAAGCTCAAGTGTGGGAACGCCGCGGCCGCATCTTCTTTGGCCTGCTGCCAGCGGCTGTTGAATCCGTCGCGAGTGTAGCGCCCTCCGGTCGCCTGATGAATTATGTACATGCTGCTGATGCCCGGTTTTATTGGCAAGTTACGTGCATTTGTTACAGCAGCTCTCAGCCTGTCCGTCCATGCCTTGATTTGTTTTGCGCCCGTTTTTCCCTGAGCGATAAAAATCCCCTGATCTAATATTTGCCCCTCAGTCAGCGAGAGAACATCCCCCTGCCGTGAGAGACACAGATAGGCTATTTCCATAGCCACCTGGACAAATGGAGCTGCGACGGAGTACAGGGCGTTATACTCGTCATCAGTCACGTAACGATCTCGCGCCACTTCTTTGAACTGTTTAACGCCCTTGCATGGGTTACCTTTACATAGCCCCCGCTCATAACCCCATCTGAATACGCGTGACATAAACGCCTTTTCCCTATTTGCCTGTGTCTTGCTTTTCACTCCGCGCTTATCCATATATTTCCTGATGTGTTCGGGCTTGATTGAGTCGGGCGACATCTCACCAAAAACTGGAATTATTTTCGCAGAGTATTTCCGGTAGTCCTTTTGTGTTTCACTCGCGAGATCGAGGAAGTCTGGTGATTGCATGAATCGCTCTGCCATTCGCTCAAGAGTGAATTTTTCCTCGCGATAATTATTTGCCGCGTCGTATTTCTCCCAGATTAGTGGAATGGGGGAATCGAGAGGGCATAGTGAAATAGAGCCGCCACCAATCGGGTGGAATTCATATTTACTTTTCCCGCGATATACGCGTGGCGGTAATGCGTTATCGCGGGGATCTTTACGTTTACGAGCCATGATTAAATCGCATCAAAATTAGGCTGTTCAACGTCTTTAAATTGCTCAGCTTTCACAGTGGATAGGCTGGCATTAATTGCCGCCCATGTGACGCTGGGTCGCCCATCCCTACGGGTGATAAACGAAATGCCGGATCGGGTTAGAGCGGCGCGTTGCTTTGACGCATACTTATAGCCTGTCAGTTCTATTAGCTCGTCGTCGGTTAATAGGTCGGTCATGGTCTTGCCTTAATTTATCAATGATTGCGTCGGCCGCTGCGCAGGATTGGTCTATATCCTGTTGCGTTAGGGTAATTTTTCTAACGCTCGCAGACAGCCGACCGATTTTGATGTCGAAATCAGATAGCAGGCATTTGCCCGGTTTCCATGATTGCATTGTGACCCCCGTAAAATGGAGGTCACACGGTATTGCTAATGGCGGGTTATTTCTGATTATCGTTAATCAGTTGCTCCGGCTGGCGACGTTCGCACGTCACCCTAACATCAGGCGGAAAGTGGAATGCGAACACGCTACGCGAATGCACTGCTATCATTCCGTTCCGGCCATCTGGTAAGACGATATGGATAACGTCCCCTCGCTTTGCCGACATTTTTAGCATTGGTCTTGCCTCGCTTGCTATACGGTGGTCAGCCGTTATCGAACTTGCAGAGAACGCGCGCCAATCTCAATGTGCGCACCGGGTACTTCCACGCCGTTTTCAATGGCCTCTTTGATGGCTTTTTTGTCCGGCGCCACGATAGTTTGAACTGCTACCAAATCATCAGGCAACAGGCCTTCATTATCGATAATCACACTTGCGACACCCTTACGGGCTGTAAATGTGTTGGTGGTCGTTTTGAGCTTGTCGAGGTTGGCAGCCAGCAGGCAATTCAACACATAGCCCTTGATTGATTTGGCGCGGTTCTCAAACGATTTTTTGCGGTCGGTAAGGCGCTTAACTTCTTCATCACACGTTTTTGCCAATCCCTCCAGGTTGCGGACGTGGATGTATGCGCCATCCAGTTTGTCTGCTAACTCCAGCTCTAACCCTTCCATTGTGTCGGCGATCATTTCTGGCGTTAAATCGTCGGACGTTTCCAGCAATTGCTGGAGCTTCTGCAAATCATGCGCAAGCGCAATAGCGGTGGTTGTCATGCTTTTTCTCCTTCAGTGGCGTTAAGCGCTGAAATGCGCTCGTCTTTGATTTGGTTCAGGCGGCGCAGGCGGCCAGCGAGGTATCTAGCGTGCTCAGTGTCGCCTTTGGCCTCTGCGTTTTTTCTGTGTACTTCCAATTCACGAGCGATGGTACCGAACACCTTGTTAACCTCGTTGACGTTGACAGCTTTCTCCAGCGTCGCTGCGTTCTTCGTGAATTTCTCATCAAGCTCGGTGCGCAGGCGCACGGTATCTTCAGCCCGATCGCTCGCGTTTTTGATTTGGAATTCAATCGCGTTTTCGATCGCGTATTCAGGATTGTCATGCATACCGAGCCACACGTCCGCACTGAAACCAAGCAGCGACAGCGCTTTTTTGATGGAGTCAGTGAGGCTCTTTTTCATAACTTCAGAGTCTGCTTTAATCCCCGTCTTGGTTTTGTACATGTACGGCGTTGCGCCATATGCTTCGATCTCTGAACGCTCGCTTTCATCGCTGAGGTACCAAAAGGCGATTTTCAGCGAGTGATTCAATTCACTGATAAGCGACCCGTCCGCATCACGCAGCAGTTTTACGCCAATGAATTTTTTGTTGTCGTCATAGAGCGATTCACTCAGCGGCGCGCCAGGGATCATTTTCTCTTCCAAAACGCGATAACCCCAGCCGCTACCGACTGGGCCAAAGATTTCAGTAGCCCGCATGATCATGTATTCGCTGTTAATGCTGGTACCTTCAAATCCTGCACCTGCAAGCGGTTTCGTGTAGCGCGGATCTGTGCGCTGTACCCGTTTCCAGATATTGAGGTTTTCTTGTTCCCCATCGGTTTTCTTTGCGATCTCGGCTTCTATAGCTTCAGCCCTTTGCTGAAAATCGTCTGCTGGTGCTGGTGCTGGTGCTTCCGTTTCGGTTGCGTAAACACCGTACCCCAATTGATCGAGCGACTCTTTTGCCTGCTGCGCGGTGCTGTCGCTGATAACCTGTTCACCAGCTGCGCCGCCTTGTGTGAGGGGCGTAACGGTTTCAGGCTGCTTTGATTCAGCCTTAGGTGTATTGATTGCGCTGGCCACTTCCGTTTTTTCGCCCTGATTTGATGCTGAGTCACCAGTTAGGCCATCAATAGAGAATCGGCCACGACCGAGGTTTTCAACCTGAGGGGAATTGTCGAATATTGCGTCAGTTTTCCTGCTAAATTCCTCAAATCCTCTGCGCAGATTTTCTCTGGCGTGTTCTTCTTCTTCTTCAGTGGACATCCCTCCTTCTGCTTTGTGGTTCTGCGATATGGTGGATTCTGATTGCATATGCTCTGCGAGAAAATCAACCACGAACTGGCGGCGGGCGTTTGCGTCTTTCAGTAGTTCAGGGCGTTTTTTCCCTGCGCTAACCAGCGCGAAAACAATAGGGCGGGGGATTTTTAGTGCGTTTTCTGCCGTACGCAATTCCATAGACCAGCGCTGGAATTCTTCACCGTTTTGATTAATCAGGACATTAGATTCACGGACATGATCGGCTGTCAGTTCCCAGCAGTCTGCTGCGTCACGCACAAGAGCCGCCGCAACTTCTTTATCCAACATGGCGTACGTATGGGTGTACTGACGCTCACGATCAAGCCCAGCGATCGATGGTATTTTTGCTGGAGTATCTTCGTTGGGTTTGTTTGTCAGCGTATCAACGAACGCCAGAATTTCTCGCTCTGGTACATCGGCGATAGATGGGAATTGAGCAGTAACCGAATTCACTACATTGAGCAGCAAGTCGTCAGTGGCCTGCTCCAGCAATTCAATGCCGCTGAGTACACGGATCAGCTTGTCCGTGTCTGCGTCAGCATCCCCATCGCCATCAGGCAGATCGAGATAATCACACACCATCGAAAACTCATGCTCTGTGATTTCAACCTGCGCATACAGCGCGAACGCAGCGATTTTTTCGCGCAACGACAGTGTCGAGAAATCGACGAGATCGTTAGCTTGTGCCGGCGCTTCGATACGCCGCCAGACACCATCTACAACCTCGTTTTCTTTCGGGAATACTTCATCGAATTTATTAAGTGCGGGGCGTGGAGAGCCGATCGCGTCTTCTATTACACGCGGTTTGAGAAAGTTGTCGCTTGCGCCCGGAAACTCCTCCTCCATTTTCATGGTCGCTGACATCTCAGCCAGCTTTTTATTTTTTGCATCAACGGTGATAGCTAACGAAACAGCCCCGTTTTTCAGGGCTGATTTTTTGGGATCGTAATCCACAATAAAGTTTGGCATTGGTCTTACCTCGGTCGGTTAAGCGTGGTTTTTTGACTGGCGCTCAACGCACAGCAATTTCTGAACCTGGTCTTCAAGTTCATTCGCTTTGGTTTGAGCGTCGGAGAGAACCTTTTGTTGCTGCTCTCTTAGTGCTGACATCTTGCGTTCAGCCAGATATTCGGGGGTTACTTCAGGGAATGGCACAGAGACTTCACACGTTGAAATTAACGCATGACCATATTGTGACATGTCACATGTGCCAATTAATGGTTTAGCTGTATAAGCGCTGAGATGGAGGTACAGCGTGATTGTGATTTCTGGCGCTTTCATAGCGTTCCTCGTATAATCACACCGATCAATGTCGGCTTCGGTTGTCATTGGTCTTGCCTCGATGGAGGGTTGGTCCCCTCTGTCGCTCCCGGTGATACTTTGGTCGGTTAACCGGGGTAACGAAGCCTGCCTAACGGTGGGCTTTTTTACGTCTGCGAAAAAATTGGCGGATAGGGTAAAGGTCGAAAACCCACACCGCCCAATGACTACACAGCAGTTCTCTCGCAGTTCTCACGATGGCAACGTGATTTCGAATAGCGCTCGGAGTCGAACCGAGTAACGGGCAGGGAAACCCATTAATCACCTGATCGCTAAATTTTGTGTGGTGGCCGCCACCGGTTATCCCAGCTTTGTCTTGCCTGACTCCCGACTGTTTCCAGTCTGGTTTGGCACATCAGCCTGTGCATTCACCACAACGATAAGAGCACTATCTCCGGTTCGCTTGTCAGCCTGTAAAACAGTCGCCGTCCCCTAAATGCTCTTATCTGTTGTGAGCGATTCACCTAATCCGGTCCGGCAGCGCTACCTCGCCGGATTAGGTGCAAAGGGTAGTAACGCTACCAGTCGGCTTGTTGGTCTGGCCGGAAGTATCAAGTCCCGACATCGCGGATTCTGCTTCTCCGCCCCGATTTCACCCCCGCTATGCTTTAGCGCGCAAACCGAGAAAATCGCCTTCAAGTCTTTCGGCTTTCGCCATGCTTTAAATTCAGTGCTCCGTAACGTGGAGCGGACGGCACTGTTTTATCCGTGGTTTATCGAGGACTCAGGCTAACCCCGTTTACGCGCCATCGGACGGCCTTAGCATTGACTCTCTATGCGTCAGGAGAACACACCGTTCAGTTCCGCAGAAACCGTCAGGTGGGGAGCGTTCCAAATCAAATTTGTGCCGGTTACGCTATCCGGCGTCGCTTTACCACTCCAATCGGAGCAGAACTTACGACCGTATCTCTGGTGTGATCGCAGTCTTTCCCGCTGTCAGAACGTGTTACCCAAAAAGCGCAACTGCGCCTGGTTGATTTCCCACATCGCCACTCAGTGAGCGTGGTCTGCGATGTGGGTTGGTCTTGCCTTGCCACACTTTCCCGCTGTGGCTACGTAATTTCGTTTGCTTTCCAAGCCTCATGCCGCACAATACCTCCGATGTGCGTTCGAGAAAGTCCGTACTTCTCGCCAATTTGCTTCTGTGTTACTTCTCTCGTTTTATATTCGCTGCGTATCTTTTCAGCGGTTTCCAAATCGATCCTTGCGTTTGGTTTTGGGTGTCTCCCTCTCAAAACGCAATCTATGTTGTTGTCCCTTACCGTCCCTGTTTCTAGGTGGTTCGGGTTTACGCACCGCGGGTTGTCGCATTTGTGCCTGACAACTAATCCGTTAATATCTTCAAGAGTTAACCCTTGTGATTGGCAATAAACCAACCTGTGCAGATAGCAACTTCTTAAAACACCATCTATTTTTCTGTTTGTAGCAAGGTACCCATCTGCATTTCCAACTCTTCCATGGTCTATACATTCATCAACCGTCGTCATATTCATTTGCCTCGGACTGGCTACTTAGCTAGGCAGGTCACAAAGTAACTCATGGTATTGCTTCGTAGGAGTTCTGCCCGTTCGCTGCTGATGGATATTAGTTTATATAAACGAACTTTTCTGTCAATCCCGTTTTGTTCGTAACGATAAACTTTTTGTGTTGGACACAAAAAAACCGGCTTCAGCCGGCTTGTTTGTAAAGAGGGTGGGTTAGGTTAGATTAGGTTCATTTGCATTTTTACACAGACGCCAATAATCGTGCTTTTTTCATTAAAAAGTATTTTGTCAAAACTTTGATTTATAGACATTAAATATTTGTTTGGGCCGTCAGCAACGTAGCGTTTTATTACCGCTTCACGGTGATTCTCGATCGCTGCGACAACAATTGAGCCCGATTTTACCTGCCTGCCCACATCAGTTATCAGTATTGAACCTATTGGTATCGACAACCCCTGCCCAGATAGGTCCATCATAGAATTATTTTCCATTCTCACAGCAAACGCATAGGGCGTTACCAGATCAGGAACCTCTATTAATTCTATCTCGTCCTCAAAGGAGTCGGTCATTAAAGAGTGCCAGATTGCAGCTTGCTCAAGAGTTATTAGCGGTATGTCTCTAACGCGGATGGGTATTGAGTGCCCAGTCTCTGGATGAGGCTCAATTAATGGCCCCCCTTCTAAGAGCCAGTTTTCTGAAACCCTGAGAACTCTAGCAAGCGAAGGGATGTATCTGGCAGAGGGTTCGGAACCGCCATTCACCCACTGACTTACTGTCGCTTTGGAAGCCCCGGTAGCATCAACTAAGTGCCTGCTTTTCAATGTAAGCAAGGCCATTCTTAAGTTGATTCGGTCGTGTATGTTCATTTTTTTCATGTTCTTATTTTCGAACAAATAAGGTTCGTATTCTTGACTTTTTATTGTTCGTAAAATTAAACTGTTTGTCATGGTAATCAATCTCGAGGTTTTAAGTGGAAAAGGAAAAAGTACTCAAGCATCTCGGTGGGACGACTGCCACCGCTAAGTTTTTGGGGATAGCTAAATCTACAGTATCTGTCTGGCCTGATCTGGTCCCATGGAAGTACGCGCTACTTTTAGAGCGCATGACAAATGGCGTATTGAAATACGACCCTGTTTTGTATGGGCAAAACAATAACGAGGCATAACCAAAAAATCTGATTATCAAAAATCAATTTGCGACAGGAGACGCAATGAATATTCAGGAGCTGACGAACGAGATCGAATTGTGGGCGGTTGATGCAGGACAGGAAACTGTAGCGATCGAGATAACCAGGCGATTTTTTCTTGCTGGCGGCGATCCACATATCCGGCTGCATGAAATCGAGCAGCACGGCGTTGCTGACTGGAAAGCCATTAATAACAACAGGCAGCAGATTTTCCGCTGGTTGCGTAGTGGCTCACGCGCAGCACAGAGAAAAATCCAGTTGCTGGCGCCAGTGATGCTGGCGGCATTACCCGGAGAACGGCGGGCTCGTTTGCAGAATGACCGATCTGTTAACTACCTGACCGCGATCGCCATCCGTGAATTTTCCACAGCGATGAGTGCTGTGTTGCTCGGATGCTGTGACATGTCACAACGAATAAATAAAGCGACAGAGGCGATGTATGCGCTGTTGCCAGTTACTCAGCAGTTAGTTGCATAGCGAGGCAAGACCAATGCTTACACGAATCGACAGGATTACATACCGGAACGGATTCCGGCTGAATGGCCAGCCCGTCAGCATTGAAGATGTTGAACCGGTATTTGATGGCCGTCGCGTTGTTGCGCTTTCCGTGTGGGAGCAATACGAGAAAAGCAAGGCGGCATTAAAAATGCTGAACCTATCACCTGAAGAATATCAGGACGCAGTACGGCAGATAGCGGACGCGCTGGGGGTTTAATTATGGCTATCAGACGAGGCCCGCGGCCTGAATCGCAATTTTATACGCTGGATAAATCGATTAGTGAAGATCTCTCGTTGTCTTGGGGCGCACGTGGGCTATTGATTTACCTGCTCGGCAAGCCAGATAACTGGGAGGTTTCCGTTGCTGATTTGATTAACCAGACAAAGGGATCTGGCAAACCAGCAGGGCGGGATGCTGTTAGGGGATTACTCAACGAGTTAAAAACATCCGGGTACGTGCACGCTGATACTAAACGTAACACCACTGGATCGTTTGATGGCGTGTCTTACGTGGTCAGCGAAGTACCTCGAATTTCACCGGAGACGGATAATCCGGCGACGGTTAAGCCGGAGACGGCAAATCCCCCACTAATAAGTAATGAATTAAAACAAGAACTGAATACAAACAAAAAAACACTTGTGTCATCTGGCGATGACGCGAGCAAGAAATTAACCAACCCCCACTCGGATGAATTTGAATCCTGCTGGAAAGCATATCCAAAACGAGAGGGGTCAAATCCGAAAAATCATGCATTCAAACACTGGCAGGCCCGAATCAAAGAGGGGGTCACTCCGGATGAACTGCTGGCAGGCACTCAGCGCTACGCCGCGTTCTGTGTAGCAAAAGGGCAAAGTGGCACACCGTACGTGATGCAGGCGCAGCGGTTCTATGGCCCCAGTCGTGAATGGGAAAACTCATGGGTGGTGTCTTCGCAGCCGCAACAGCTTCGCCCAGCAACAAAGCCCAGCGATACAACGAAGGATATGCAGTCTCGCGATTACGGTACCGCCAGCTTCAGCTTTAGACATGGGGAGCGGAAATAATGACCAGTGACGAAATCACAAAGATTCTGACGCAAAACAGCGGCGTTGGTCGTCGGTTCTCTTCTGCATCACTTGAGAATTTCAACCCAATCAACGAACCAGCAAAACAGGCCCTTAACGCCTGCGAGCAATTCGTCAGCGAATGGGGCGGGGTGACGGAGAACGGATCAAACATGCTCCTGCTGGGACGACCAGGCACCGGAAAAACGCACCTATCTGTCGCAGTGATGCGCGCTCTGATTGAGCGTCACGACGCTGACGTTTACCTCACAACCGCACAGCGCATCATTCGTGCCATGCGTGACAGTTGGAGACAGAACAGTGAGCGCACCGAGTATGACGTCCTCGGCTTTTACTGCGATCAGGATTTACTCGTTATCGATGAGATCGGCATGCAGCACGGAACCGACTCAGAGCGCCTGCTGGTTTCTGAGGTCATCAACACTCGGTATGAACAGATGCTGCCGTGCATTCTGGTGAGCAACTACACGCGGGAAGAACTGGACACGTTTCTCGGTTACCGGGCAATGGATCGCGTTATGGAAAGCGCCGCGGTAATCCCGTTCGCATGGGACAGCTACAGGACGGGTAATCATGGGTGAATTCGTACCGCCGCATAACACCGGCGCTGAACAGGCTACGCTGGGCGGCCTGATGCTGCATGACGATGATGATCTGCGCGGTACCGTGCTATCGATGCTGAAACCAGAATCGTTTTATCTCCGTCAGCACAAATTGATTTATCAGTGCATAACGGATCTAGTCAGGCAGCACCAGCCCATTGATCTGATCACCCTGAGTGATGAGTTGAAAACCAGAGGAGAAATTGAGCTTTGCGGCGGTTTTTCGTATCTGGCCGATATCTGCAAGATTCCGGCAGCTGCAAACGTATTGGCATATGCGGGGATCGTTCGTGATAACGCAATGGCTCGCTATATTCAGCGCAAGCTGGCCGCCAGCGCAGAAATCATCGTTGCTCGCGGTTCAATGAGCATCGAAGAGCGTTTAAGCAGCGCCCAGCAATTAGTTAATCAGGCTTTCGAGGCAACAGCTACAGGGCGCAGCAGCGGATTACGGCCAGCGCTTGACGTTGTTGATGATTGGCTTGCGGAAGTTGAGCAGCGATTCAGTAACCCTGAGCATGCTGGTGGCCTGACCCTGGGGATAGAAGACCTCGATCGAGTGATGGAGCCCAAACATGTTTTACGCGGTTCGCTCGTTGTCGTTGGTGCACGCCCCAAAATGGGGAAAACCGCGTTTTACAACCGCGTAGCCACCCATTTCGCTTTGAACCACAGATTACCAACGCTGCTGTTTAGTCTGGAAATGACCGATGCCCGACTGATTGAAAGAATGGTGAGTCAAGAATCCCGCACCAGCTCGAATATTTTCTATGTTGGCGCTCACAACGAAAGCGACATGAGCCGAGCAATGGCGATGGCAAAAGACATCGCTGAGTCGAACATGTTTATTGACAGCACGTCTGGCATTTCTCTTGCCCACGTTACAGGGGAGTGTAGACGAATCAAGCGCCAGCGTGGTGCCGTTGGCTTGGTTGCTATTGACTACCTCACACTAATGCGTGGAGAAGCCGCAGAGCGGCGAGATATCAGCTACGGCGCGATAACGACAGGCCTAAAGAATCTGGCGAAAGAATTGAATTGCGTTGTGCTGTTGCTCACTCAACTTAACCGCAGCCTTGAGCAACGAGCAGATAAACGCCCGTTACCCTCGGACAGTAAGGACAGCGGACAGATCGAGCAAGATTGCGACGTGTGGATCGGCCTCTATCGGGAAGGTGTCTATGACGAGAACGCAGACCCACAACTGACTGAGGTGATTTTGCGATTAAACCGTGAGGGGCCATCCGGTACCGCTCATGTCCTGCTGACAGATGGGTACTTCAGAGACACAACTGATGAGGATATCGCACAACGAAGAAGCAGAAACGAAACACCCAGGGCAAGACGTTACACCAAAAAAGAAACAATCCAAGCATTTTAACCGCGCCTGACCAGCGCCTAATTAACCGACCAAAGAGGCAAGACCAAATGATTACAATTGATGTTATTTACGCACGCCCATTCATGACCGACGATGGCTGCGACCACACCGCGCGGATCATCTGGACTATGAACGCAAACGCCCGCGCTCGCACACGTTCACCGTACGTGCCGGCTCCTGCGCCAGTTCAGGTTGTTAAACCTAAGTTCGCTCCACTCCTTAAAACTGCTAGCCGGAAACAGAAAAAGGCCAAGCCACATGTAACGCTGGATGCAAAAAGCCTCATCAGCGTGATGATCGGGAAGACGCTGACTAAAACACAGATTCTGGCAGCACTGGATAAACACTATCCCGGTCATGGTACGACGCTGATAAAACTCAGTGGGCGACTGACATCAATGATCAATTCCCCGCACGTAAAAATTACACGTCACGAAAAACCGACGCCTGAATTCACTCTTGAGTCGGTTGATAAAGATTTTTATCTGAATTCAGACCGGGCCGGTCGCGGCATGACGGGTGAATAACCGTGTACGAAAACTCGGATTATCTGCCCGCTGGGCTACCGATCAATATCGCTGAGTGGCCGCGAGAGTTTCAGGACAAGTTGGAACTGGATAAACGAGCCAATCAGCTGATCAACTCGTTAATCGCGGGAAAAACACTGCGGCGCCACGTTGAAAAAGAGCTGGACACGGTAGCGGAGCAGTATCGGGAACATTTTAGAGCGCGCCTGAATCACTGGCGCGAATATCACGACCAAAAACGAGGCAAGACCAAATGACCACATTATCAACAGCTCAATTAATCGAAGCGATGCGCACCGTTGCTGGCATAGCAGACACGGAGCAGGGGCGCGAAAAACTAAACGCTATCGCTAATCGCATGGAAATGCTGGTGGCGGCAAACGCTGACATGGATTTGCAACTAAACAGCATCCGTTCCGCGCTGAATATCCCGGTCAATACAAGCGTTCAGGCTGGCGTCATTGCCGAAATATCGCGACTAAACGACGCAGTGCTATCACTGCGATCTGAGCTGTCCGAATCAGTAGTGCTGGCGAACAAGCTACGCAGAACGGCAAAAGAGCACCAAGAAGAGAACCAGCAGTTACGGACGGGACTCGCAGCTTATGACGGAAAGGCGATTATGGTAGCCGAACCGATTGGTGAAATTGACCAAGACAATGGATCAGTGACGTGGCTATGTGACGTCCCCGCTGGCGCTCTCGTCTATTCGCTTCCACCAGCCGCAAGCCAACTAGAGCTCCCGTCCGGCATTACAATGCATGAAGCAAGAGCTAAGTGGGGTCTACGTACAGACGCAGAGCAACAGGCCGCTTTCATAGCCTGGAATACATGCCTGCGTGAAACCCGCGCTCTGCATTCAAGCATTAGCCAGCCTTACACGGTGCCGGATGAACAACATAGCGATCGTTTTGAATGGACCTATGGAGATTGGGCAGCGCATCTAGGTGGACGCCATCAAGATAATGATCCGGCGAAATATTATGAATTTGGCTCATTCATCGCTGTTGCTGAGATGCTAAGGCAATTTGGAATCGTCCAGCAAAAATCAGGCTGGAACGCCTGCCGCGCCGCCATGCTCCGAGGTGGCAAATCTCCGGTAATTCCGGATGATTGGGTATTGGTGCCGTTAGCGCCGACGCCGGAAATGACAGGTGCCGCTATTGGTTGTGGAGTAACCAGAGGTATGGGCGGCTCTCTTGACGTGAACTATAGCGACATATACACCGCCATGGTTTCCGCTGCTCCGCAGGTGGAACGCAAGGACGGTGACGCATGAGTGAATTAATCAAGCCAACTAAAAAAGGAAGACATGACGGAATTGTCGATTACCTGACCAACGACGAGGAGCGCATGTTAGTGATGCGTGGTGATTACAGTGAGGCTGACGTTATTCAGGCCGCAGTGCATCAAAACATCATCGACGCTGATGACGCAGAGCAATGGTTAGTGGGAATTAACCCATACGCCCGCATTTATCAATCGTGGTTTAAGGTCAGCCCCATCAGTGGAGGTAACTGGACAACATGGCATTACGGGCGTGACACCCCATGCCGCGGCGCTTATTTCGCAACCGTCATTTGCAAGGGTTAGGGCTGAGCGAATGGGTAAATCATCAGCAGAACGTAAACGAGCACAACGGGAGCGCCAGCGCGAAGCTGGCGTAACAAAGCTGGAACTGAATCTGGATGCTCAGGAACTGGAAATGCTGCGCCGCAATTGCGCTGCGCGACGACCAGGCAAGGAGGCGTATGACATGGACGAGTATATCCAGATGTTGATACGGCAGGATGACGCCAGAGTGCGCCAAAAAATAAAGGCGATCGGTCATCGGATTTGCGGGAAATGCGGTGAGTCGTTGCCCGTCGCATCATGCTGCATGAGCGGTGATTCTGAGTGTTGGAATACAAGCGGGTGGCACGAAATAAAAATAGATATATAGTGACGTGACGTGTCACAAGGTGAGGTATTTATGGGGATCGTAGCGGATAATTCAAAAAAAGCTTTCACGGCTTCATTAAAAAAACGATATATATCAAAATTCAATAAGGAGATGAAAACAATATCTTTCTATGACTTTAGGGATGAAATGAAAAAATATGATATCGACACCTCACTAAATCACTTTAATGATTTTATGAAAAATAACCACCCAGAATGGACTAAAAGCAACGAACTAAAGAATACGTATTATGAATAGACTGCACTATGGATTATAATAACACATCGGACTGAACACCCGACAACCCAAACAAAGCAACTGCGCCATTACTGAGGATAGGTAATGGCACAGCATTCATTTGTAAAGTCAGCTGGTGGGATATTAATTCCCGCCACGCCTGATTCTAACGAGTTCGTCAAGAAGCTAAAGACGGGCGCGGTTATTTATGCCGATTTCAGACAGGCACGAAACGCAGCATTTCACCGTAAATTTTTCTCACTCCTGAATCTAGGGTTCCACTACTGGGAGCCGAAAGGCGGCGCCATATCACCGGCCGATAAAGCGCTGGTATCTGGTTTTGCAAAATGGGTCGCATACTACGCTGGGCATGAGTCCACACTGCAAGAACTGGCAAACCAATATCTGGACGACGCCGCAAAAAATCGCGCAGGCAATATCAGTGCGGTTAAGTCATTTGAGGCGTTCCGCGCATGGGCAACAATCGAAGCTGATTTTTACGTTTCATTCCTGATGCCTGACGGCAGCATCCGCCGCGAACCTAAATCTATCTCGTTTGCAAAAATGGACGAAGCTGAATTCTCTGAGCTGTACAGCGCTGTCCTTAACGTCTTATGGAATTACATCCTCTATCGCACATTCCCCACCCAGCAGGCAGCGGAGAGCGCAGCCGCGCAGCTGCTGGAGTACGCAGCGTGAGAAAAATCAGCGAAGTGGTCAATAACGGACTAATTAACGTTGTTAGTTGCTCAGGCGGTCGGACATCAGCGTATTTATCCAACATGATGGAAACCCACGCATTTTACCGCAATGAAAAAGTAGCTCACGCGTTCATGGATACCGGAATGGAGCATCCCGGTACGTACGATTTTATAAAGAACATCATCAACGAATGGGAGATACCGATCGCTCTAATTCGTGTTGTATACAACCCGCAGCACGGAAAAGCATCAACGTACCGGTTGATTAGTCAGGATGAATTAATCCCAGACATGGAAGCATGGATCGGGATGCTGGAGAAGTACGGAACGCCATTCATTGGTGGGGCTCGATGCACAGACAGAATGAAGCAGGCTCCATATCAGCATTACTGCAAGGATCATTTTGGACGGAAAAAATATAACACTTGGCTGGGCATCCGTTTTGATGAGCCAGCCCGACTGTGGGGAGATAAAAACTACGAATCATTAGATGAGGAGGGATACACACGCGATGAAATCAGCACCATCTTTATTGACGCCATTGGCAAGACGAGGGAATCGGATGCTGTGGGTTATGCATATCTTCGTACAGATAATGGGTTTCATGAAGATTTGGCAGATCGACTGTTTAAACATCTGAAGTCAAAAGTTAACGAAAATCTGTATTACTTGGCTGAAGTATCTGAATACACAAAATCCGACATTATTTCATGGTGGGCTGCCCAATCATTCGATTTAGAAATTGATGAGCATCTGGGTAACTGTGTTTTCTGCATTAAAAAATCGCTCCCCAAAGTTGCGCTAGCGGCTATGGACGAACCGCAACTGGCTAAAGATTACTGGTCTGCACTGACATCTGATGAGGTCAGGATCGAAGAGAATCGCATTGGCCGCCACCTGCAAATGTACCGCAAAAAAAACACATTCCTCGGCGTTATTGGCATGTTTTCAATGTATGAGCGCGACGAGTTGGCCGGACGCCTGCGATCTGGGCGCAACTATGAATCAGGCTCCTGCTCTGAATCGTGCGAACCATTCACATGCGCTATTGATGAGGGGGATGCATGACCAATTTCAAAAAAGAGGCACGCGGCCGCGATTGTCAGATACGCATACCTGGCGTGTGCAATTTCAATCCTGAAACAACCGTACTCGCTCATTATAGATTGGCTGGAACCTGCGGCACTGGAATTAAGCCCGACGATATACAGGGTGCGTGGGCGTGCAGCTCCTGTCACGACGAAATAGATCGCAGAACGCGGCACACAGATACAGAAACAGAACGCCTTTGCCATGCCGAAGGGGTGATGAGAACACTAAACATTCTAATATCTGAGGGGAAACTATGAGCGCCAGTGAATTGAAATTGACGCGGGAACAACAACAATGGTTAACCCCGATTTTGGAACAGTTTGGGGCATGGATTTATTCTGGTCGAATGGATAGACGGCAGACGAGCATGATTTATCAGTTTATGTCGCGAGTCAGGCCCGCAGAAATGCCATCACGCCCAATATGCACCGATGATGACGGCGAGCTTATTAGCCATATTTTTGATGAGATATACGCAACCAGCCGGACAGCGTGGGTATTATTATTTTGTCGTTATGTGTATGGCAGTAGCGATCGGCACCTAGCGAGAGTATATCGTCAAATACTCATGACTGGTGACGCCAGTGCTATAGCTGATAATGACAGTGTTAATTGCCTAATATCACACAATGGCCCCACACACCGCACGACAGATGTTCCGTCGTTATCAACGTGCCGCAGAGAATCAGCGGAAATGATTAATGCCGCAGAATATCTACTGTATTTGCGCCTGCATGAAGCTATGACGGAGCGCAAAAAATTAAAATTGCAGCGCGATAAAATAAAGCCATTGACATTTGAACCATTGAGCCAGTAGTATTTTATACGCTGCTATTAATGTATGCGTACAATCCAACCCGCCATCGTGCGGGTTTTTAAAAACAAAGAGCGTAAGACGTGCTCTCAACTTGCAATCAGGAGTGAGCATGACTATTGCCCATCAATCAAAATCACCATTTTTCGTAAAATTCCTTGTGCATGAACTTGGCGAGATATGCCATCACATTTCATCAGCGAGAGTCCTGCCTCCCTCCAATTCAGGTGGTGGCGCTTTCGTCGAGATAGACGACGGGGATTTTTTGGTTTATTGGCCTCAGTCACTTGTTGAAAAACTTTCAGATAACGCGTCAGTAGCCGCAAAATCAGCGGGAATTTGGATGCCGTATCGGATGAGAGAAAAACTTCAGATAGTCTAATCAAAGAAAAACCAATCAAGGTCGCCATGTGCGGCCTTTTTTATTTCCTGTAAATCACACAGCGCCACGGCGACGCCGGAGGTGAGGCTATGCGTATGACAAATTTCACAACAGGAGCCGCATACGGCGCGTCTGGTGGCAGCTTCTTATTCTGGTTTAAAAAACTGCTAGACGGTTATTCGCCGGAACAGTGGGCGGCAATTGGCGTTTTGGGTAGCCTGGCATTCGCTGCGCTTACGTTTCTGACAAATCTGTATTTCAAGATACGAGAAGACAGACGAAAAGCGGCACGGGGTGAGTAATGCCAAAAGTAAGCAAGCTCAGTCCGGTAATGCTGGCGCTTATTGCTGCTGGCGCGTCAGCCCCCGTCATGATGGCTCAGTTTCAGCAAGAAAAAGAAGGTGTGCGGCTGGTGGCCTATCCCGATGGCGGCGGCATCTGGACAATCTGCGGCGGCGTGACTCGCGTTGATGGGAAGCCTGTAGTTAAAGGTATGCGACTTACGGCGCAGCATTGCGCGCAGATTGACGCTGAAGAACAGAAAAAGGCGCTCGATTGGGTAGACCGAAACGTTAAAGTGACGCTCACAGAACCTCAAAAAGTCGGCATCGCCTCATTCTGTCCGTGGAACATCGGCCCCGGGCGTTGTTTCCCGTCCACGTTCTACAGGAAATTAAATGCTGGTGACCGGCTCGGTGCATGCCGTGAGATTAAGCGCTGGATTTGGGATGGTGGCCGCGATTGCCGTATCCGTTCAAATAACTGTTACGGGCAGATAGAGCGGCGCGATCAAGAGTCTGAATTATCGTGCTGGGGGCTGGATAAATGACGGCAACAGCCATTGCTTTTTTCAAAGCACACTTGAAGCCATTAGCGCTCATAACGCTGGTGGCTTTTCTAATATGGGGATTCTCGCACTGGCGATATACGGCAGGGCGTGATGATGCGAATGCTGCGTGGCAATTAAAGTGGGCTCGGCGCGATACAGCAGATACTGAAGCGCTGGCGAAACGTCAATCTGATGAGCGTCAGGAAGAACGACGCAGACAGGAAGCGATCAATGCGATATCGACTAATGCGCAGCGTGCAATTGAACAAGCGCAGGCTGATGCTGTTAACGCTCAGTCTGCTGCTGTCGGGTTGCAGTCAGCAATCGGAAAACTCAAACGGCAACTGGCAGCAAGTGAAACTGGCCGAATTTCCGCAATTGCCGCAACAGGCGCGGCAAAAGCCGAGGCCGCAATACTGCTTGCCGAGTTGCTTAGTGAATCTGACAAAGCAGCGGGAGAGTATGCGACAGAGGCTGACAGCGCTTACCGAGCGGGAATGACGTGTGAACGCGCCTATAACGCAATAACAGGAGAATCGTTATGAAGCACTAAAGCGGTTAGACCGCAGCCGAAAGGCTATGCAGCAGTAATGATACTGCCCTGAGTCGCCATCGAGCGAGCCTGTGTAGTGACGGGTTAAGGTTCTTCGATTAGAAAAAGCTCCGGTAAAGCAGCGCGAAAGCCAGACGCGCACCGGTTATCAGCGGCGATGATGCGACAGCGACTCAAGGGCATGGGCGCGGCCACTGCGAGAGTGTGGCGAGTGTTCACTGAGCGCTTGTGATAATGCTGTATACTTTCCCAAAAAATCGGGAGGGCATATGTCGCACAATCTGGGTGATTTACCGCGTGAAGAACGCGACAAGGTTAACGTCGATTTAGCAGCGTCTGGCGTAGCGTACAAAGAGCGCATGAATCTGCCCGTTGTTCCTGCTCAGGTTGATGTCGCCAGAGCGTGCGGAACGTGCTTATTAAAATTGGCGTAAATTTAATACTGTTTGATACGGATGGTGGAATATGGCATCACTGAAACCAGAAGTGAAAGCCTTCATCGTTCAAGAGCTTGCGTGCCTTGATACGCCATCGCAAATAGTTGAGTCCGTACAAAAAGAATTTAAGGTTCAGGTCACTCGACAGCAGGTAGCTTCACACGACCCTACCAAGGCGGCAGGGAAAGGACTTGCAAAACGGTGGGTGGATATGTTCTACGCGACACGGGAGCGTTTTCAAAACGAGACGGCTGATATCCCGATTGCGAATAAAGCGTATCGGCTGCGGGTGCTTGATCGCATGGCGGCGAACACTGAAAAGGCAAAGAACTATGGGATGACCGCCCAGTTGATGGAGCAGGCTGCTAAAGAGGTCGGAGATGCATACACCAACAAACTGAAGGTAGAGAGCACAGGCAAGGATGGCGGACCCATTCAAACGCAGGTTACAAACCTATCGCCGCAGGAAGCAGCAGACGCCTATAAAAAGCTGATGGGGTAAAACTGCAAAAATAACCGTTTCAGGCGGTAAAGGGGCTATGCATTTTTAGCCCTGTTTTATGCACGATTTATTCACCGATTTTTGACCAATCTCAGAGAGAAAACATAGGTAAATAAGCACTTCACGCGGCTTGCGTGGTAAGTGATGTTTCGGCGGTGCGCAAAACATCCATTATGTTAAAAAGTCCAAAATCTCACACATTTTCCAGAGTAGCTACTCATGCCTATTCCGTTTCCGTTCGACTTCAAAAACCCGGACTACATGCAGGTTTTCGAGTGGCGGATGGAGCGGTTACAGCGCATTCGCCAGAACCCTGAGCAACTTCCGGCGCTGCGGCAATTCTACAAAGACAATCCGGCGCAGTTCATTATCGATTGGGGAATGACTACCGACCCCCGCAACATCGACTATGGGCTACCTGTCACAATCCCGTTTCTGCTGTTCCCCAAACAGGAGGAGTGGATTCACTGGATCATGACCCGCAGACAGAATCTCGAAAACGGCATTACTGAAAAAAGCCGTGAGATGGGACTGAGTTGGACATCAATCGGCCTGGCCTGCTCCCTATGTCTCTTTAACAAAGAAATGGTGATCGGCTTCGGTTCCCGTAAAGAAGAATACGTTGATAGTACCGGCGACCCAAAGGCACTCTTCTGGAAAGCGCGGAAGTTTGTCGAAATGCTCCCCGCTGAGTTTCGCGGAACGTGGAGTGATAAAAAGCACGCACCGTATATGCGTGTGGAGTTTCCCGATACTGGTGCCGTCATCAAGGGTGAAGCGGGGGACAATATAGGCCGCGGTGACCGTACAACGCTTTATTTCGTGGATGAGGCGGCGTTCCTTCAGCGACCGATGTTGATTGACGCCGCGCTATCACAGACAACCCGTTGCCGTATCGATCTCTCATCAGTAAACGGAATGAGCAACCCCTTTGCTCAGAAGCGCCATAGCGGGCGCATCCCAGTATTCACGTTTCACTGGCGTAGCGATCCACGCAAGGATGATGAATGGTACCGGAAAGAATGTGAAAAACTGGATAACCCCGTTGTTGTCGCGCAGGAGTTGGATCTCAACTATCAGGCATCTGCCGAGGGCATTCTCATCCCATCAGAATGGGTACAGGCTGCTGTTGATGCTCATATCAAGCTGGGCATCCAACCATCTGGCCGCCGACTCGGCGCAATGGATATTGCTGATGAAGGTAAGGATAAAAACGCATTCTCTGCGCGTTACGGTTTCCTGCTTCAGGACGTAAAGGAGTGGCCTGGTGTTGGCAGCGACATTTACGCGTCAGTTGAGAAATCGTTCGGCTTCTGTGACGAGTACGGGCTCGATGAGTTTCGGTTTGACGAAGATGGATTAGGCGCTGGCGCTCGTGGTGACGCGAGAGTGATTAACGAACTGCGCAGCGCTGAAGGTGTCCGGCAAATCACAGCCACACCGTTCCGTGGCAGTGGCGGCGTGTTTGATCCTGACGATGAGGCCGTACCAGGCGACAACGGAAAACCAGCCCGCATCAATAAAGATTTCTTCGCAAATGCGAAAGCACAGAGCTGGTGGCATCTGCGAAAACTATTCCGCAACACGTATCGCGCTGTTCAGGGCATGGATTACCACCCTGACGAAATCATTTCAATCAGTAGCTCGATAGAGAACAAAGAAAAGCTCGTTATTGAACTGTCTCAGCCGACTTATTCGATCAACGGCGTCGGAAAAATTGTTGTCGACAAACAGCCGGAAGGAACGAAGTCTCCGAACCTGGCCGACTCGGTCATGATCAACTACGCACCGATGGAATCCTCACTCGATATATGGGCCAGATTGGCTGGAGAGTAATTATGTCCCGAAAGAAACGCCGTAACGGCGCACAGCAGCCCGTTGCGACTACGGACGGGTACAACAATTTCACGGCCAAACTAGGCAACAATACCCAGAACATCCAGACGGGTGGCACCTATACCCCCGGTTATATCACCCGTAACCGTGTGATGCTGGAATTTGCGTATCGGTCATCGTTTCTAGTTGGTGCAGGCGTGGATGCGATGGCTGATGACATGACCCGCAAGGGGATCAGTATCAGTTCTCAGTTGAAATCTGGACAGAAGGGAAAGATTGAAACGTTTTGGGATGAGATAGGGATATGGGACGGCATTAACGACACGCTCAAGTGGTCGAGACTGTACGGCGGCGCATTGTTGGTGGTTCTGATTGAAGGGCAGGACATGTCCACGCCCCTGAAGCTGGACCGCATCAAAAAAGGTCAGTTCAAAGGGGTAATGACCCTTGATCGCTGGATGGTTACGCCAACGTATAGTGATTTGGTGACGGATTACGGTCCGAGCTTTGGAAAGCCCAAATACTACAAGGTGGTTGTCAGCCAGCAGGGCATCCCGCCGTGGAGAATCCATCACAGCCGACTCATTCGCATGGAGGGCGATACACTGCCATTCCAGCAGGCGCAGACCGAAAACGGCTGGGGGATGTCGGTTGTTGAACGCATTTTTGAACGCATTGAGGCATTCGACACGGCCACGGTGGGGACAACTCAGTTAATCCATAAGGCGCATTTACGCACCTACAGCATTGAAGGGCTGCGAGCCGTACTGGCTATGCCTGATGACAGTCCTGCAAAAGCGGGGCTGATGAAACACATGGACATGATCCGCGAGTTTCAGACCATTGAGGGAATGACTCTCATGGACAGCAAAGACCAGTTCGCCACGCACAGCTATTCGTTTGCGGGTGTGGCTGACGTCATCCTTCGCTTTGCTGAACAGGTTTCCGGCGCCACAGGAATTCCGCTGGTGCGGTTATTCGGTCAATCCCCCGCAGGATTCAATACGGGTGACGGTGACCTTGAGAATTATTACAGCCGCGTCAACTTACTACAGGAACGCCGATTGCGCCGTCATATTCGCTGGCTGCTGGATATCAGCTGGCGCTCTCAGTTTGGTGAGCCATTGCCGGACGATTTTACATTCGAGTTTAACAAGCTCTGGGAAATGTCAGACGTTGACCGGGCGACGATGGCGAATAATGTTGTGACGGCGCTGGCTACTGCGGTTCGTGATGTCGGCATGTCTCAGCATGCGGCGCTGAATGACCTGCGCAACCTGGCTGACGTTATCGGTATCGGCGGCTCAATTACTGACAAGGATATTGAAGATGCCAAAGCTGAGTGGGAGGAGCCTGAACTTGAGGCCGGGGCTCCGCCGGAAATCCGAGCGCCAGTACCTCAAAAGCCTACAGGCGATAGCGCAGCAAATCGGCGCGATAGTGGCTGGTTCCTACGATGGTTCTCAAAATAGCGCTGACTCGATAACTAACACGCTGGTGGATTATTCGGACGTGATTGGCGACTGGGCGGAAATGGTCGGTAAAAAAATGTTCGAGCAGGTTGAACAGGAGGAGTGGAATCAGTGGCGATCGGTATCGCAGGAAATCGCTGCTGGCTTGCGTGATGTCGTCGGGAATACGCCAGTCGGTTACGTCGCGCAGGATATCGTAGCGCGCCAGATTCAGTACATGAAGTCGTTACCTCTGGAGGCGGCCAGCCGCGTATCTGAGATACAGGAACGCGCAATGCTGGCAGTTGTCAACGGTGAACGGCCGGATCAACTCTACGAAATGATTATGGCGTCCGGTCAAGTGGCTGCCAGTCGTGCTCGCCTCATCGCACGAACAGAAATAGGCAGAGCCACGGGGGCGCTGACTCAGGCGCGAGCGCTGGCCGTCGGTTCTGACGGATACTGGTGGCGCATTGAGGGTGCCGGCACGCGTCCATCACACCGAAAAATGAAAGATAAATTCGTACGATGGGATAACCCGCCAACGCTTGACGGCATGACTGGCCATGCTGGGTGCTTACCTAATTGCAAATGCTGGTCAGAGGTTCATATCCCTGAGCCAAGAAAATAACAGGTCGCTATGTGCGGCCTTTTTAATACCCGCCATTCAGCAGGTAACCCATGAAATATTTTTTCACTACCCGCCTCGGCGAGACGCGCTATTTACAGGCGGATGGCTCGCTCCTGTGCAAAGACGTCCCAATCGCAAGGACGGGGACGCAGGTTTATCTACCTGAAGAAGTCGGACTTGAGCCAGATTCAAGCGGAACCGTAACCGTATGGCGCACTGAAGACGAAGTTTTTTCCCCTGAAACAATAGCGAGTTTTGAGGGCGTAGCCGTCACGCTGGGACACCCTGAGGGGGATGACGGGGAAATCGTCTTCGTTAACCCGTCGAACTTCTCGGAACTCTCTCACGGACACATTCAGAACGTCCGGCGCGGTACCGGCGATAAAGCGGACCTGCTCATTGCTGACGTGCTGGTTAAGCGGCAAGAAGCTATCGATGCTATCAATGCTGGCCTGACCGATGTCAGTTGCGGTTACGACGCCCTGTACAAGCAGTTATCACCCGGAAAGGGTAAGCAATACCAAATCACCGGAAATCACCTGGCTGTCGGTATCGACCGTGGCCGCGCGGGTGGCCGTTGTGCAATCGGGGATTCTGCCCCATCAACAAAAAAGGAGAGGCCTGCAATGTCATGGCTTAAAAAACTGGTCACTGCGATCAAAACGAAAGATGAGGCAGCGTTACAGCAACTCATTGACGAAGCGCCGGATATGCCATCCGACGGCATGAGCTCGATCCCTGGCTCAACCATCAACATCAACATCCCGTCACAGTCTACATCGCTACCCGCAGAGCAGCGCACGACAACGGATGATAACCCGGAGAAAAAAGAGCCTACGGGTGATGAAGAAGTTCCTGCCTGGGCAAAGGCGCTAATTACTCGTCTGGAAGCGCTCGAGGGAAAAACTACTGATTCAGATCCCAACAAAACGGGCGATGAGGACGAAGAGGAAGACCGGAAGGTGACAGGTGACGCGGCGTTTAAACAGAACCTGATCGCTGATGCGGAAATCATTTCCCCCGGATTTCAGCCAACTGGCGACAAGGCGTTGAAACGTCAGGTCCTCAACCACGCGGTGCGCACTGGCGACAGTCTGAAATCGTTTGGCGTGAGTGATTTCACCGCAGTGCCAAAGGCAACGGTAGACGCCGTGTTTACTGCTGCTGTAGCGCTGAATAAAGCGAAGAATCACATCAACCCGCTGAATCCGGCGCGTACCACTGACAGCGCCCCACAAACCAAGCGCATGAGCCCAGCGGAGCTGAATAAGCTGAACGCTGAGTTCTGGAGCAAACGCAAATAAGGTAACCACAATGGCAGGAAATTCATATTTACACCGGATGCCAATCGGCATCGCGGGTGCTGTAACACGTCCTCGCGATCTGACTATCGAACCTGTAACGCTGGATTACCAGAAGCAGTTCGCGGGCTATGGCCTCGCAGGGAAGTACGTGAATGACAAGTTTGTCCCGCTCGAATCTGGCGACGCTATCGCGAATGTGGCGGGGATTTTGGTTCGCCCGTACCCAATCACGTCCGTTGCTGATTTGGCATACCTCGGCGTCACGGTAAATCAGGTCGGTGACAACCTGAAGCGCGGCTACATCTGCGTGAAAGCCACGGCAGGTAACGCAGCAACAGCGAAGAAGGGATCCCCGGTATACGTCCGTGTCGCTGCGGGTTCAACAGCCAGCCCTGTCGGGTCGTTTTTGTTGACACCAGACGCCACAGCGACCAACACGCCGCAGCTGCCGAACGCCGAAGTTATGGGGCCGGGGGAAGCCGACGGCCGTATCGAAATTTCCTACAAAATCTAAGGGGCAACAATGTTTACAGTTGACAGAGCAACCATCGACTCCACCGGCGCGTTTCTGGTCGGAGAGCTGGAGCGCATGGATCAAAATCTGAACATGCCGCTGACCTCAGTTAAATGGTCACGCGACATGCCTCTGCGTAGCGACATTTCGATCGCGGATGAGGTTTCATCATTCACTAACTCCGATTTTGCCAGCGTAGGCGGACCTAACCCGCGCGGTAAAAACTGGATGGGGAAAAAGGGAACGGCGGTACCGGGTGTTGAACTGAATATCGTACCGACGCGTAACAACCTGACGCCGTGGGCGATGGAGCTCGGATGGACGGTACTGGAACTGGCATCGGCACAAAAACTCGGACGCCCGATTGATGTTCAGAAATACGAAGGGATGAAGCTGAAGTTTGCGATGGACACTGACGAGCAGGTCTATATCGGTGATACCGATCTGGGTGTGCGCGGACTGCTGAATCTGCCTGACGTTTTCCCGATCGCAGCGGCGGCACCGTGGACAGCGACAACCGATCCTGACGTTATTGTTCAGGATATTAACCTGGCACTGATTGAAGCGTGGGTGCGGTCAGGTTATGCGGTGTGTCCGTCAAAAATCGGGCTAGCTCCTGAGTTGTTCGCCCTGCTGTCGAGCAAAAAAGTGTCGTCCGCAGGGAACATCTCGGTGCTGGAATACGTGAAAATCAACACCATCGCGTTTCAGGAGAACGGTGAACCGCTGGAAATCGTTTCAATGAAATGGGCGTCAGGCCTCGGCGCGGGTGGTGCTCACCGTATCGTTGCGTATACGCAGGATGAAAAATACGTGCGATTCCCGATGGTTCCATTGCTGAATACCCCGCTGGAATATCGCGGCATGCAACAGTTGAGCGTGTACTACGGCAAGCTGGGGCAAGTGGAAACACCGTATTCAAACACGATTTCCTATCTCGACGTTCCGGTGTCCTGATAGCGACAGCACAGGCGGGGTAACCCGCCTTTCTTTATGGAGTAACAGCATGAAATACATCATTTCAGGCGGCGCAATGCTCAGCTTTCCAGACGGTACGCGCTTTGAATTGCAAGCCGGCATTCACGACAGTAACAATCTCCCTGAGTCAGTGAGAAAGCATTGGGCGTTTACGTCCTATGCCAAGCCGCTGGATAAATCAGAGGTGGAAAAAGAAAAGCAGACCGAAGACCTGTCCGCTCAACTTACTGTGCTGAGCGAGGAAAACGAATCGCTGAAAACGCAACTGGCAGCACAGAGCCAAATCAGCGAAGACCTGTCCGCTCAACTGGCTGGAAAGGATACTGAACTGGCAGGCCTGCAAGAGCAGCTTTCTACTGCATTGGCAGCGGCAGAAAAAGGCGCTAACGCCAAGAAATAAAACAGGTGGTAGATATGCCTAAAAATAGTCTGCTACCGACCGTCCAGAAATTCCGCGATGACTTCCCTGAATTCTCCAATACCACCCGTTACCCCGATGCCGCAGTGAATTTTTATCTGGGGCAGGCTGACATATTGCTCGACCAGAATATGCAGGGCGATCAGTTCGTGTACCTGGCTGAGCTGTTTACCGCGCACTACACCGAATTGCGTGGACGCGCTCTGGCGTCTGCTACGGCTGGCGGGGGGGTGAATTCATCTGGTGGTGGTGTCCTGACATCAAAATCGGTGGATAAGGTCAGCGCCAGCTACGACGTATCAGGGATTATTAACCCTGACGCGGGGTTCTGGAACAACACCGGATACGGGCGCGAGTTTTTCTGGTGGTGGTCGATGTATGGCGCGGGTGGGAGGCAGTTGCTATGAAGAAAAGCGGCGTGACGGTAACGGCGGATAACGCCGACTCAATTATCGATGCCCTGACGCGCTTATCTGGAATGGACGTGCTGGTGGGCATACCCGAGGGCAATGCGTCGTGTGATGACGGCCAGTTGAACAACGCCGAGATCGGTTACCTGCAATCAACCGGTGCAACGATTGAGATCGACGGTGCTGTCGTCACGTTACCACCGCGCCCCTTTCTGGATATCGGTATTGAGGATACGCGCGACCGCACCACCGCACACCTGAAAGCCGCCGCAGAACTGGCTCTGGAGGGGAACGCCGCTGGCGCTGAGCGTGAACTCGAACGCGCTGGGATTATCGCCTCTGACGGCGCGAAAAAGGTGATCAGTGATGGTGACCGACTCGCGCCGCTTTCCGAAAAAACACTAAAAAAACGACGGGCTAACGGGTTGCTAGGTGAAAAGCCGCTATACGCACACGGCTACCTGTTGCGCTCTATCACCTATGTTGTGAGGAAATAATCATGCCGCTGCTCGATGTTTCCGAAATACTGCTCGATCCCGATTTTGCTGATTTCTCGCTGATTTGTCATCGGCAGGTGCAGACCGTGGACGATGACAACTTTCCAACCAACACACCGCAGGACATCCCATTCTCTGGCGTGGTGACAGTCGACCGCTCACTCGAAGCACGGCGCATGGCTGCCGGACAGAACATCAGGGGGGCCATTCTCATCGTGACGCAGTTCCGGCTGACGCAGGGGCAACCGTCGTCAGGCACCACGCCGCGACTGGATGCCGATGTGGTGTCCTATAACGGACGCCGATACCGCGTGACGTTTGTCGGTCCGTATACGAGCTATGGCGCGGGATTTGTTCAGGCGCACTGCGAGTTAATGGATTTTGACGGAGGGATACCCGTTGAGCAATGACAGTACATCGCGTGGCTATCTTAGCCCGGTCGGGGATACACCTGCTTATGACGAAGAGCTTGAGCGGGAAATCAGTCGATGGATCCGTGGCGTGTCTGGCCTGCCTGCCGCGCAGGTTTTCCCGCGCTGGACAGACCCGCAGCCACAAATCCCGAAAAACGGCGTGACATGGTGCGGATTCGGTATCACCACCGTGCCTCAGCCGCTCAGCCAGTCAGACGTTCAGGTTTCGGAAGACCAGTCCGAGCAGTGGGCATGGGAAACCGTGACGGTTATCTGCTGCTTCTATGGTCCTCTCGGTGCCAGCACGGCGGCCACGTTCCGCGCGGGCATCTTCGTTGAGCAGAACAACGCCGAACTAAACCTGACCGGGCTATCGCTGGTGGAGGCGGGGACTCTCTATAACCTGCCTGAGCTCATTAACAACCAGTGGGTGAGGCGCTACGACATCACTGTCACGCTATCCCGCAAAAACACGCGTACGTACAACATCAAAACGCTGGTGGATGCGCCAGTATTCTTTGGAGATTAATTCATGGCACAGGGCTTACCGTTGTCCAACGTTGTCAACGTGGATGTCATCATGTCGCCCACGGCGGCGACAGGCCGAAACTTTGGCTCGTTGCTGATTCTCGGCACATCAACCATTATTCCCGTCACCGAGCGCCTGCGGCTTTATTCCGGCGTTGAAGATATCGGGGAGGATTTCGGTGTGGATTCGCCAGAATACGCCGCCGCCACGGTGTTCTTTTCGCAATCCCCGAAACCGACGCAGGTGTACATCGGACGCTGGGCGAAAACGCTGGAGGCCGGAGAAACTGGCACCGTTGAAACGTTGATTCAGGCCGTCAATGCCTCACTTCAGTTTACCAACTGGTATGGGCTGGGCATCGCTGATAGTAACGATCTGACTGATGCTGATGTACTGGCGGCAGCGGCGGCGATTGAGTCGGCCCGCGTCAGTCGCATCTTTGCCGTTACTACTGATGCGGCGGCAACACTGAGTACAACCAGCGCCGACGATCTGGCATCAAAACTGAAGGCGGCGGGGTATGCGCGCACATTCACGCAGTATTCCACCAGCAGCAAATACGCGGCGCTGTCTGCGTTTGGTCGGGCGTTTACCGTGAATTTTAACGGCAGCAACACCACCATTACGCTGAAATTCAAACAGGAGCCTGGCGTCACGTACGAAACCCTGCAAATCAATCAGGCCGCTGCCGTTGATGCGAAAAACTGTAACGTTTATGTGTACTACGAAAACGATACGGCAATCCTTCAGCAGGGCGTCATGGCAAACGGCGACTTCTTCGATGAACGCCACGGACTGGACTGGCTACAAAACTACGTACAGACCAACCTCTACAACGTGCTGTACACCAGCACAACCAAAGTGCCTCAAACCGATGCGGGTGTCACACGCCTGCTGGCGAACGTTGAACAATCAATGGATCAGAGCGTGACGAATGGACTGGTTGCACCCGGTGTGTGGAATGGTGGACCGATAGGCCAGCTGGCAAGCGGTGACACGCTGACAAAAGGCTACTACGTCTATGCGCAGCCGATATCCGCGCAGGCACAGGCAGACCGCGAAGCCCGTAAAGCGCCCGTTATTCAGGTGGCGTGCAAGCTGGCCGGCGCTGTGCATTACGCTGACGTACAAATCAACGTTGTTCGTTAAGGGGGATCAATGAGCACATATTCATTTCTGGACGTTACCGCGTCCCTTGCAGGCCCCACCGGAATTATCGATTTCGGTTACGGCTCGGCAGCCTCGGAGGAGGGGATAACCATCGCCATGACCGAGGCGAAAAACACCATGACAGTAGGTGCGGACGGCGAAGTAATGCACAGCCTGCACGCGGGGAAATCGGGCACCATCACTGTCACGCTGCTGAAGACCTCCCCGGTTAATAAGAAGCTGTCCCTGGCGTACAACGCGCAGAGCCAGTCGTCCGCGACGTGGGGCAACAACGTTATTGTGGTGCGAAACAAAGCATCGGGTGATACATCAACGGCGCGGTCTGTCGCGTTCCAGAAGCAGCCGGATCACGCTAACGCCAAGGTCGGTAACACCGTTTCATGGGTGTTCGACTGCGGCAAAATCGACCAACTACTGGGAGAGTTTTAATTGGAAATCACACTGAAAGGCCATGATTATCGCCTGTCAAAGCTGGGTGTTTTTGACCAACTGAAGGTAACGCGAAAACTGCTGCCGATGCTGGCTGGCATGCTGTCTAACGCGGGTGAGTTGAAATCGCTAAAGACGGACGGTGCCATGAAGGCGTTACCCCAGATTGCTGATGCGATTGCTGCGTTACCGGACGATGATGTTAACGCGATCATTCACCCCTGCCTGACTGTTGTAGCGCGTAAGCACGACAAAGGCTGGACGCCAGTCTTTAGCCAGGGCGAGTTGATGTTTGACGATATCGATCTGTTCACCCTGCTGTCGCTGGTGGCGCGGGTGGTCGCCGACTCCCTCGGAAATTTTTTGCACGAACTCCCCGACAGCGCGACGCCCACCCCGCCAGCGGCCTAACCCTCGATACACTGCCTGACGGCGAAGACTACATCATGCGTCCGGTTGATGCCGGGCATATTCTTTACCCTGCACTGAAAGACGGATCTGTCGATCTGGCGGATATCGCGCGCATGAATGATTACCTCGACATGAAGGCCGACAACGAATACCGCATAGCGAAATGGAGAGAAGATAATGAACGCTGAGGCTATCAAATCGTTTCTCGTCTCGCTGGGATTTGACGTTGATGAGGCAGGGCAGCGCAAGTTTGAGGCGGGGATTGTCAGCGCGACCGCAAAAGTCGTGACGCTGGGGGTGGCGGTGCAGGCGGCGGCGCTGTCTGTTGTTGCGTTTACCACCAAAATAGCCAGCGGGCTGGATGATCTGTATTGGGCATCCCAGCGCACGGGTGCGACGGTAGCGGGCATTCAGCGCATCGGCTATGCGGTCGGGCAAATGGGCGGGAGCGTCAACGCCGCACGCTCATCACTGGAAAATCTGGCGCAGTTCATACGAAACAGCCCGGGTGCCGAGGGTTTTTTAAATCGGCTGGGTGTGCAGACGCGGGACGCCAGTGGCCAGATGCGGGATATGGCCAGTATTTTTACGGGCGTAGGCCAGCGTCTGAACAGCATGCCGTACTACCGGGCTAATCAGTATGCGCAGATGCTCGGCATTGACGAAAACACACTGATGGCAATGCGGCGGGGTCTGGGACAATTCAGCGCGGAATATACCGCCACCGCCAAGGCGATCGGATTCAATGCAGAGCAGGCGGCAGCCAGCTCGAATCGGTTTATGACCTCGCTGAGCTCGTTCGGCATGATGGCGGGTATGGCGCGGGACAAAATCGGCGCGAATCTCGCCAGCGGTCTGGCGGGCTCTATCGATAACTTCCGTAAACTCATCGTCGATAATTTCCCACGCATTGAGGCGGGGATAACGGCCGTTATCAGGTCTATTCTGTGGATGGCTGACATTATCGGGCGGGTGGTCTATCGGTTGATTCAAGCGGTTGGCGCGGTTATTGACTGGTGGAACTCCCTAGATAAATCCACAAAGGGGGTAATTGCGGCATTCGGCGCGCTGGTGGTCGCATGGCGTTTGCTGAACAGCGCGTTCGCCATGTCACCCATCGGACGGATCATCATGCTGGCGGCGGCACTGGCCGCGCTGGTTGAAGACTACGTTACGTGGAAAGAGGGCGGTCAAAGCCTGATTGACTGGGAGAAGTGGGAGCCGGGCATTGAATACGCCAAGAAAGCCATTGGAGGACTCAGCGGGGATTTTGGCGACCTCTATGACAAAGTGGCCGATCTCGGTAAGGCAACGTGGGACGCGATAAAGGCACTCCTTGAATTTATCGATATCGACACCTCGAAATTTTCTGGTAAATGGCTATTCGACCAGATCATTGAGAGTGTACGCAGTGCGACAAAGGTTCTGGGGGCGATGGTCGATGCGCTGACGAAACTGATTAGCGGCGATTTTTCTGGGGCATACTCATCCCTGAAAGATGCCGCCGTTGCGTTTGTTAGCAGCCCCGTTGCGCAGGGCGTCGCCGCGGTAGGCGAGGGGGTCGTAAACCGTGTTTCTGATTGGCTTTCACCTGTCTTTGATTCATCAGCTAGCATGATCCCGTCATCACTGAAACGCGGAGAGCGTAATAACAATCCCGGCAATTTAAACTTTGCGGGGCAGGCAGGCGCAACGCTTGAGCGCGATGGTGGTCGGTTCGCAAAATTCGATACTGCATTTGATGGTTTACGCGCAATGGGGCGACAACTGTCGCTGTATGCCCAGCGAGGCATTAACACCGTTGAGGGCATTATCTCAACATGGGCACCCTCATCTGAAAATGATACCGGCGCATATGTTAATGCGATGGCGAAACGGCTGGGCGTGCATCCGCAGGCCGCGCTGAATCTGCAAAACCCGCAGGTTCTCGGCGGGCTCATGAATGGCATTATTCATCATGAAAATGGCCGGAACATTTATTCAGGCGACCTGATAAACCGCGCCGCAACGTCTGTGACAGGCCCCTCTATCAATCAGGAAACCAATATCACCGTCTACGGCGCGACTGATGCGCAGGCGACAGCTGACGCGATCGCGGGTAGTCAGGATGGTGTGAATTCCAGAATGACGCAACAACCGGAGCCTAACTAATGGATGTGCTATCCGTACTGTTTAATCAGCGAAGTCGGTCTATCGGCCTGATTATTCCCGATGTTGTTATTTCAGAAAAACATTCCGATGTGCTGGAAATCACGGAACACCCCGTTGAACGGCCGACGAATATCGTTGCATCCCAGTATTCAGGAACGATTTCCGATCATGCCTACCGGCGACCCTCAGAAATTGTGATGGAGGTGGGTTTTGCTGGCGGTGGTTCATTGCTGGATTCATCGCTGCTCGATACATCAAGAATCGGTCTGAGTATTGGCCTTAGCCCCAAGGAGGTTTATCAGCAGCTGCTCGACCTGCAACGCCTGCGACTGCCATTCGATGTGACGACAGGCAAGCGTCAGTATCAGAACATGTTGATCCGCTCGCTGGATGTGACCACGGACAGAACCAGCGAAAATGTGCTGATGGCGGTTATCACGTTACGAGAGCTGATTATCTCCGAAACGAGTGACATCAATGTTGCGCCGAAAGAAAACATGGCATTGGGAACCAGCACATCCGCGGTCATTGATTCGGGGGTTAAAACCCCGACACCCGTCAATAACCAGTCAGTGCTCAGTTCTATTGGCGGAGCTATATCGGGATTGGTGGGGGGCTTATGAATGTTACTGAAATCCCGTTAAGCCCTAACAACCAGACGTTCAGCACCCAGCTTGCTGGTGTGACATACCAGATAAGCATCGTTTGGCGCGAAACGTTCTGGTCACTGAATCTGATGGATAGCGCTGGGGGGCTTGTGGCAGGAAGTATCCCACTAATAACGGGTTATGACCTGCTACTGCAATACACCTACCTGAATCTGGGTTTTTCTCTGGTCGTTGTCTGTGATGTCGCCGGACAGGAGAACCCAACCAAAACCGATCTCGGCATTTACAGCCATCTTTATGTGGTAACGGAGTAATCATGTCTAAAAACTGGATGCGTCATTTTGAACTGCAAGTGCTGAATGATAAGGGCGAAGGTATTCGCCTAAGTAATTTCAAAGTGACGTTTAACATTGAAAAGATGCCATCATCCCAATTTGGCGGGTTCGTGGGTAATTTCAGGGTTTATAACCTGTCACGCGATACCCAAAACCGCATTATGGGTAACGAGTTCAGCAAAATCCGCGTTATTGCCGGATATGATGGTATTGCGCCAGACGTTAAGGCCTCCGAGGTCGGCGTAGCGCGGAGCGTGAATGGTGATGATGTTGGTCAAATGGATGATCGGAACTATGGCCTGATTTTTAACGGTGATATCCGCTTCACCATCAAAGGCAAGGATAATGCCACCGACAGTTGGATACTGCTGCAATGTATTGATTGCTGGGAAGGTCATCTTCACGGCAGGGTCAAAACGACGGTGGCGGCGGGATGGACGTATGACGACCTGTTTAACCTCGGCATGAAATCGCTGGAGCCATTTGGTATTACCCGTGGCAATGTACCTGACGTGTTGCATAACACTGTATTCCCGCGTGGTTGCACTATTTACAGCACAACCAGCAAACTGATGACTGAGATCGCCGAAAACTGTAACGCGTATTTTTGGTATGACAATAATCAGGTCAACATCATCCCTAAAGATAAATATATTGGCGCAAAAGCGGTTGTACTGAACGCTGATACGGGCCTTATCGGTATGCCACAGCAGACGATGGGCGGCGGGGTGAATGTGCGGTGTCTGATTAACCCAAACATTAAATTGGGCGGGCTGATACGCATCGATCAGGCTTCGGTGTATCGCGCAGCGCTGGGTAATGGTGATGTGGCGATGGCGAACGGGCGGATATCGGAGAGAAATCAGGATGGCGTGCTGGTGGTAGACACCCCGCAGCGCCCGAAAATGATAGATACCGACATTGCCTATGCGGGGCCAGGCGTTGACGCAGACGGCGATTACTTTGTCGGCATGATCAATTATACTGGAGATACTCGCGGACAGGCTTGGTACATGGATTTGCTCTGTCTGGCGAAAGGAAATATGAGCCCAATGAGTCCATCGATGATTAAAGAGGTTGACCTACAATAATGATCATGCGCCGCATATTGTCTATTTCGTTACTTGTCTTTCTTCCGCTTCCATCACTCGCAGCCCTTCAATGTGGCCCGTTTTACCTTCAGGCAAAAGATGACGGATTGATGCGCGTTAATGGAGTTGAACCAGAAACGCAGAAAATCATTTTCTTAAAAGAAAAAGATGATTATGCCAACATGAAGATTCAAATCATGGTGCTGGATAAAAATCTGGGGCGCTGGTTAGGTATGGACTACATAAGACGAGATAGCAAACCGATCCTCAACGTCGAAGTCATTCGCAGGAACATGGATGAACCTCGGCGGTTCTGGTCGTATGATTGTAAAAAAGTGAAGTGATTGGAGCATTCACTGTATAACTGTTAGGCTAAAAGAAAAATTAACTAGAGTGAGTCATAGTGGCTACCCCAAAGACGCAAAAATCAAATGACATCAGGACTGTAAACAGAGTGGTGGAGAGCCTTACTCCCGTGCTATGTTTTGAGTGCGAGTTAACTCCGTTCGTTAAGGAGAGAACACTCAGACAAATACTTGATGTAAAAGATCCGGGTCTTAGTTGCGCCGCTTGGTTTTTTTATTATTTTACAATTAATAATTTGGATAAGGGGATACAGTTAGCTGAGGAAGCTGTGAGCCTTATGCCACATGATATTGTTACATGGCGGCACTACATTCTGTGCTCTTTTTGGCGAGGTGGGTCTGATAAAGCTCTTGAGATCACAAGGAGAGCCATTCCTGCCACAAAAAGCCCCGCGCTAGCTTATGAGGGGTGCTTTTACTCGTCCAACTCGGCTGATTATTCATACTTTCTTGAAATGCATAACTTCATAACAAAAACAGGAAAATATGATGAACTGCTACGTGAAAATGATGAGGGAAATATGCTGAAAGGAAAGAGAGACGCGGATATTTCTGAGCGTTATAACAAGCATAGCGAGATAAAATCAATATCCATGCTAATGACTAGCAAGCTGGATTTGCAACAAAAATTGAACTCAGCAAATCGACTCCTTGATCTCAGTGATGATGCGCCATCTCTTCTGTATGAGTTGCATATATGCGGCGCAAGTGCTGAAAAATGCGCGGAGATGAATATTGAACTGATATCTGATCGAGTTAAGGCTGGTGTGACAGACTGGTCTGTTGGTGCGATTTTTGTAGCAAGTGATTCGGAGCTTGAGACTTATGTCAGTTTTACCGAATGATTTTCTAGTGATAGCAGAAAGCCCTCAATTAGCTTCGGATGAAATGAAGTTAAGGAATTCAATTAGCAGGGCGTACTATTCAGGGTATTTACATGCAAAACAAAAAGTTGGCGACTCCAAAATACCGTTACCCCAAACAACTGGCGGTGTGCATCATCGGTTGATATCATCATTTTCTAATGGTACATGTGGTAGTTTATGCGGTGGATTGTCTAATGATACTCAGTCCAAGATTGCTGGCTTTTTGAATCTTGGTAAGCAATTAAGAACTAAGGCAGATTATCGACTGGAGGTATCCATGAAAGAAACCGATAGGGCTACATCAATTGCCTTAGCTAAAGAGGTTGTAAGGTTACTTCCTTAACATAAAAATACCTTATTAAAACCACTTCAAACCCGCTCCGGCGGGTTTTTTTACGCCCGGAGAAAATATGCCCGTACCACTTAAATCCCAAACCAACAGCGAACAAGACTTGATCGACACCGTGATGAAGCGCGTGATGTCCAGTCTGCGCGTTGCCATGCCCGGTGTTATTCAGTCATTCAATCCAGACGATGTTACGTGTGTTGTCCAGCCATCGCTTATGGGGCAGGACACAGGTAGTGACAGCAATAAAGAGTCAAATCCGCTGCAACTGCTAACAGACGTTCCCGTTGTATTCCCACGCGGCGGCGGTTGCACGCTGACGTTTCCTGTATCGCCTGGTGATGAGTGCCTGATTATTTTTGCCGATCGCTGTATCGATTTTTGGTGGCAGTCTGGCGGCGTTCAGGAGCCAGTATCTGACCGCATGCACAACCTGTCTGATGCTTTCGTCATTGTGGGTCCGCAATCACAGGCGCAGAAAATTAGCGTCATCAGTACTAGTGCTGCGCAGCTGCGAACTGATGACGGCGCGGCATTTGTCGAAGTGGCAGCCGATCACAACATTACCGTCACCACGCCGGGCAAGTTGACCGCCAGCGCGCAGGGCGGTACCGAAATCACATCACCGTCGATTGTGCTAAATGGCAACGTCACGATTAACGGCAATCTGTCTCAGGGCATGGGTGACCGCGGCGGAACGGCAACAATGAATGGTCCCGTGAACGTCACCAATGATGTTACCGCTGGTGGCAAGAGCGTAATGACGCATACGCACGGCGGCGTTCAGCCGGGCAGCGGGAATACAGGAGCGCCGAACTGATGCGATACCGACGAGAAAGCGAGGACGGTGATTACACATTCGGGCAGGGTGATGATACCTGGCTGATTAACTCACCTGAAGCGGTGGCGCAGGCGGTAAAAACCCGCTTCGAGTTATGGCTCGGTCAGTGGTTTCTGGATACCGCCGCTGGCACGCCGTGGATTCAGTCCGTGCTAGGAAAGCAGCGATCTGACACTTACAACCTGGCTATTCGCCAGCGCATCCTTGAAACGCAGGGCGTCAGCAGCATTAGCGAATTCAACACGACAGTAAACAGTGCTACTCGGCGCGTATCGTTTACTGCGACCATCGAAACAATCTACGGTACAACGACAGTAACCTCGGAGGCGTAATGGCCTTAAATCTTGACACGCTGGGCTTATCGGCAACGGTAACCGCTCAGGGGATCAGTGCGCCCGATTATCAGACCATACTCAGCACCATTACTGACTACTTCAGACAGATTTACGGTACCGATGCCTATCTGGAGCCGGACAGTAAAGACGGGCAAATGGTTGCGCTGGTGGCGCTGGCTATACACGATGCGAACACATCGGCCATTGCTGTTTATAACTCATTCTCTCCGACAACCGCGCTATCTGATGCCCTGACGCGTAATGTGAAAATCAACGGGATTTCACGTCACGCTGCGGTTAATTCAACGGTTGATGTGACGCTAAGCGGCACAGCAGGCACAACCATTACGAACGGATCCGTGAAAGACTCCAACGGCGTTATCTGGAATCTTCCTGCATCTGTGAGCATTGGCATAAACGGTACCGTTATTGTTACCGCGACGTGTGCAACAGCGGGAACCGTGGCCGCTGTTGCGAACTCAGTGAATCAAATCAACACGCCGACGCGTGGCTGGTTATCTGTAACCAACCCCAACGCGGCTGATGTAGGCGCGGCAGCAGAAACCGACGCGGCATTGCGCGTACGGCAAGCGCGTAGCGTTGCGATTGCGTCCCTCACCCCGTTTGAGGCTGTCGATGGGGCGATAGCAGGAATTGACGGGGTTACACGACACAAATTGTATGAGAATGACACGGGTTCTGTTGATGCTAACGGCCTGCCAGCACATTCGATCGGCGCAATCATTGAGGGCGGGAACGTTACGCAGATTGCACAGACAATTCGGGGGAAGAAAGGGCAGGGGGTGGCGACGTTCGGAACTACAGCCGTCACGGTACCGGACACATATGGGAACAATCACGTAATCCGGTTCTCTCGCCCGATCGATGTCCCGATATTCGTTTCAATCTCTATGCGTGTGTTTACGGGTTACACGACAGCAGTAGATGAGCAAATGCGGCGATCGATTGCTGACTACATCAATTCACTCGATATCGGTGATGATGTGTTGCTGAGCCGTGTTTATTCCCCGGCCAACCTCGGCGTAGTGAGTGGCGGTGATGCGCGGTATTACGACATTATCGAATTAAAGTTGGGGCGCACCTCGGGCAGTGTTGCGCCCGCAAATGTCGTTACTGCATACGATGAATCCCCAATATGCAGCGCTGACAACATATCGATCACGGTGGTGCCATGAGCAAATACACCAAGCTAATTCCCAACTACAACGCAACAAAATCGCTTTTCGTCCAGCACGTTGACTTATCAACCCGACCGCTTATTGATGTTTCCAGCCAAATGCAGGCGCTTGTTAGTGCGTTTGATATTGATAACGCAGCCGGCGATCAGCTTGATGTGCTCGGAGAGTGGATAGGTCGATCACGTGCTGTTATGCAGCCGATTGTCGGCGTTTATTTTTCATTCGACACAGACAACGTCGGGTATGACCAAGGCGTATGGCAGCGCCAGTTCGATCCCGATTCCGGCTTTGTCGATTTATCAGATGAAGCCTACCGCATTGTGCTGCGCACAAAAATTGCGATTAACAGTTGGGATGGGCAAAACGATTCGTTGCCCGCAATCCTTGACTTTGCGACAGCAGGGTCGGGGCTGAGCATGCAGATTATCGATAATCAAGATATGACGATCTCGGTCTGGGTGTTCCCGGAAACGTCTATTGATTCCGTTTCGCGTGAAATATTAGCCGTTATCCGGCAGGGGTATTTAACAGTAAAAGCTGCGGGAGTTTTTTCAGGGGAAATTCTGTATCCGTCAGTCGGAAATCAGTTTTTCGGTTTTGACATCGAAAATGAATACATCGCTGGGTTTGATTCCGGCGCATGGGAGACATCACTAAATGGCTAACAATCAGTTTAAACCGTTCGCGACAGCGGCGGGAGCTAACGTTACATCACAATCTGAATGGGAGAGCCTGCCGGCACTCTTTAGCGGATTCACGTCCGGTAAAGCCTCGTCAGCGCAAATCAATAAAGCGGTCCGGCAGGCCTCTGTAATTGCGTCTGTCGTGGCTCAGTTTATTGCAGATACGAATGATGCCGACGTGTTAGATAACGGGAATATCGCAGCACTACAGCAGTCGCTATTGATTGCCCTACAAAAGAACGCCGCCAGTAACATTCCCGTCGCATCAACAGCGACCGCGGGGATTGTGCGACTCAGTAGCGCGACAAACAGCGACGTAGAGACATTGGCGGCTACACCACTCGCTGTTCGTGCTGCAATGCAAAACGCAGATGGAAAGTTGGCAAAAGACCAGAACGGCGCGGATATTCGAGACAAAACGCAATTTAGGCAAAACATCGGTTTACTCAACAACCCTGTGTTTGTCGGAGCAGTAACTGTTGATACGAAAAATGCGGGTGTTGAACTGGGTTCTAAGAATTTAGCTAACACCCCGTTTGTAGATTTTAACTCCAGCGGTAACGGTAACGATTATGATGCCAGAATCATTGCAGATGGGGGTACTAACACCTCATCCGGTGGTTCATTGCGTATATATTCTAACGAGTTATTTCATAACGATGTCCCGATAATGATCGTCGGGCAATACGGATTTGGTGGTTTTGGTGGAAAAATTTCAATGTTTGATGCCGATTTTTTGCCATTTTTACGTAACACATCTAATCCTACGCAAATCATACGCAATGACGCAATTAATACGATAGCTAAACAATATTCCCCGACGCTAATCATGCGCGCTGATGATTTGTGGACTGCAATATCGGTGGGAATATCACCAGATTCGACCGTGGCGTACGGCGGCATTAGCATGGTGACGGGCAACAACGACGGAACAGTGACAACAAAGCACGAGTTGTGGACTGATAAAAATCTAAAACAGCCAGTAACGGCGGTAGAAATCGCCGGACTACCGCAGCTATTCCCCGGCGCGGTTGCGCCCTCTGGCTGGCTGAAATGCAACGGCCAGCAGTTCGACACGGCACAATTTCCTGTTTTAGCGTCCCGCTACCCGTCCGGTTTCCTGCCTGATTTACGTGGTGAATTCGTACGTGGTTGGGATGACGGACGCGGGGTTGACGCTGGTCGCGCGTTGTTGTCAGGGCAATCCGATGAACTGAAGGCGCATGCGCACGGTAATGTCCCGAAATATCTAACACCAGGTGGGGATAATGACCGAGGTGGTAGTTTTTCATGGTTTTCTATCGATGATATCGGAATAACTGGTGCGGAAGGTGGCACTGAAACCCGCCCGCGCAATATCGCATTTAACTACATCGTGAGAGCAGCATAATGAGCAACTATTCAACACAAATTAAAAACGCAGAACTGAACGAACGCGGATTAGCCATCAACACGGGATGGATTACTGTTTATCACGTTAATCCTGCTACACGGGAATATCAGTCAGCGAGTTACGAGTACATCATGCAAGGCGTTGGACTGCCTGCGGACAGCTATGCTGACGAACCGCAATTGCCGCCTGTGGGTCAAGCGCTCCGCCGTTCTGCTGATGGCAGATCGTGGGAGCAAGTGCCGGATTATCGCGGCCAGACCGTTTACAGCACAGAAACACGCCAGCCGCAGACTGTGACGCAGTTTGGCGAACTGCCGGATAGCGTCACGCTGCTGAAACCTGCGTCAGAGTTTGATGTCTGGAACGGGAAAAGGTGGGCGCTCGACAAATCCGCTCAGGCAGCAGCGGCAGTAAAAGCGGCGCAGAGCGAGTTAGCATCACGCAAAGCTGCGGCAACATCGCGCATTAACGAGTTAACGTATGCTGTTAATTTGGACATTGCGACAGAAGAAGAGAAAGCCGCGCTCACTGAATGGCAAAAATACGCGGTGCTGCTGAGTCGTGTTGATATGAATGCTACTGATATCGAGTGGCCCGAACAGCCAGCATAGTCACGCAAAAAACGACAATCTTCCTGCAATAATATCGAGCGCGTCTTCGAGCGTGGGGACCGGATCAATATGAATCGCTGGCGCGTCATTTTCTCCGACGCGTACAGCGACATAAAACCCTGAATCCTCGATCACTGCGTATGAATTGATGGGGCAATCAGTCAGCATGTCACTGTCATCTAAAACGCAGATCGTCGTTCCCTGATATTCGATAGTTTTCATTGTTAATTGCGAATAAATAACCGCACTCCATTTGATTATCGTTCCTAAAATGCACGCTTACGTTACCATAAGCTCATATATTTGATGGCTTTTTTGTTTTGATATATTAGGAATCTAGTCATTAAGTCGTTGTTTTTCATTTAAAAAGCGCGGAATTTAAAATCCCTCGGCGTTCGCGCTGTGCGGGTTCAAGTCCCGCCCCGGCACCATTGATTTAACTTCAATAAAAACAAGAGGTTGCAGAATAAAATTCAACCACCGCAAGGTGGTTTTTTTGTGCCTGAAACCCCCTTTCCTAATATTCTTCCTAATATGATTTTTGCGTGTTTGGTGAATATGCAATTATCTTGAATTTTTATTCTGACCACCCACGACAGGAACGATAGGTATTTTTCGGTCGTATCGTGCTGTCTGGCTGATTGTCATGTGTCCTGATATTGCCTGTTTTTCTGCTAACGTCCCATCGAGATCTGAAACCCCTTTAGCCTTGAGATCGTGCTCGCAGCCTTGATGAGGATGCAGCAGCATATGAACCAGCATACCCCTCTTATCCCCCTCAGCGCGCGAGGGTTCCCCGCCCGCACACGAAAATAGCGCGTTTTTATGCAGTTGTGCAGCAGGGGTAAACCCGCGCCAGAACTGGCACGGGAAGGGGTTAATAGCATCAAAAAAATTGTGCATTGGCGTGCGGGATTTTGCAGTGATTTTTACAAGAAAAATAAATCCCGCCGGAGCGGGATAAGTTATGCGACTTGTAAGCGATGTAAGCCAGAAAGATCCAGTGATTGACGCGCTTGCCACAGGTCAAAATCACGCTGCATTCCCAGCCACACGTCAGCGGTTCCACCCAGAACGATTGCTAAACGAAGCGCCATCTCAGGTGATACATCTGCTTTTTTCGCGATCAAGCGTTGGACAGTTGACGGAGCGACGCTCAATGCTTTTGCCAGCCCGCGAGCACTCAAATCAAGTGACTCCATAGACTCTTTTACCAGCCCCCCTGGATGGGGGGGATTAAACATTTTACCCAT